ACTGGCGCCGAAGCTCCTGCAGAGACTTCGATGTTGCGCATAAAAAATACCTCACCTGAACCGGTGACTCTTGAGCCTACTGTCACAGAATCTACCCAGCCATTATCGCCAAATAGGTTGAACTCTTCTTCTCTGTCGTCAATTTGGAAGGAAAGTTTAGTGACACCTGGCATATTGACGTAGTTCTGTCCCGTAGGCAGGGTTGGCAGGGTGATCAAGCCTGCGCTATCCCTGGTTGCATATAAGCGATTGGGCAGGGTTAAGGGAACCACCCGTACCAGACTGCGGGTTGCTTTGTGGATGCTGGCGCCGATTGCAATTTCAGACATTGTGCCTCAGTTGTGGGGTGGGGGGTCTAAGTGAGTTGAATTGGTTGAATAGTAACGACATCCGGCAGCTCCACATTCAGCTGCTCGTAGGTGTCGTCGGTGGCAGCACGGGGGCGCCGTAGCGCATCCGGGAAGGCCCGGAGGATCAACAGGTCGATTTCATCCAGGGTTTGGGTCGAGTCGTAACACACAAATGTCAGCGACCAGATGCGGTTGGCGATGATCGTGCCGATGCCGCCGAGCGGCTGCCGAACGGGCCGGCGCTGCAGAACGGCCTCGATGCCGCGGATCCGCCAATCCGGTGGCACCCGATGCTGCCCCTTGCCGCCGCCGGTGATCCAAAAGGCCGGCTTGGTCGCCCCAGAGGGCAGGATGTAGACGCCCAGCTGGGCGCCGACGAGATCCAGCAGCTGCTCTCGGATCTGGAGCAGGTTGGCGCCACGTTCGACCAGCTGGTCGCTCATGCCACCTCCTCAGGCTCTTCCCCATCGCCCTGGCGCTGCATGGCCAAAGCAAAACGCCGCTCGAAGTACGTCTGCAGGGTGGTCCGGTCATACAGCACGGGCCGGGTCCAGGGCCGGGCCGGCATCGTCAGGGCCTGCCCGTTGCTGCCGGTGCGCTTGAACACCGCACCGTCATGCACGGGAGCCGCAGGAGCTGCCCACTTAAAACGAATCTCTATGCGGCTATCAACCGTTTCGGGCCCGACCACCCGTAGCGATTTGGCGAGGTTGCCGGTGTCCACGATGTCCCGGGGGGAGGGATCGGTGGGCCAGTTCCATTTGTCCTCCCGGATTTCGGCCGTAAAACGCCGGGCCAGGTAGGCCGCAAAATCGGCGAAGGTCTCATCGAGGGCACCATTAATCCGCAGGTCGACCATTGGCATCAGGGGCTGCCTCCCACGATGGTGAATTTGCCCTGGATCGCTTGGCGGATGGCAGGCAGGGCCACCCGATTGATGCCGATGTCCGGCCGCAGCTCAAAGGTGCCGCTATAGCCATTGATGGTGGCCTTTGCCTGGGAGCCACTGGTGAGCCGTGGATCCAGGGTGGGGGGCTCCAGCAGCCGGCCCGAGCAGTTGTAGTCGGTCATGTCGATCCCCGGCCGGCCCTTCCAGTCGGGCTGTGCGATGCGCAGCGCTGCGGTGTAGGTGAGCGTTTCCGGCAGGGGCACCGGATTGCCCGTCTCCGGGTCGTCCACCGTGGCCAGGCCGCTCACCGCAAATGTCAGGACGGCATTGGCGTGGGTGCCGTAGTTCGAATTCGGCAGCGACGGAATGGACATCAGAAAACCATCCCCACGATGGGCAGCGTGGCGCGCAGCGCTTCGTATTGCTGGCCGTAGAAGGTGGCGTTCACCCCTGTGCCAGAGATGCCCGTGACGGCCTGGCCGACCATGGCGCCGATCTCGCGGTTACGCAGATCAAGCAGATGGGCTGCGTAGTAGCCCACACCGCTGTCGTGCAGGTCGCCCCAAATTTCCGCAGCACACAGTTTTCCCGACACCAGCAGGGCATCTTCAATCACCGGCACCGGGTGAATGACCAGCTCCGGGAATCTCTCCAGGAATGCCTCCAGGGTCGGGACCGCCATGATCAGCTCTTCCCGTCCTTGAGCTGCTTGAGCTTGTTGATGATGTTGTTGCGCACCGGCGTGCGCTCTTCCATGGCCAGCCAGCCTTCCAGCTGCTTGGCATCACGCGACACATGCACCAGGCGCAGTGCCGTGGGCTGGTCGCACGTTTTGATCACCGTGACGCCAAAGGCGGGGGTGTCGTTGACGGTCGGGCCGCCCAGGTCGATCTCTTCAATCGCCCGCTGACCCAACAAATCTTTGACGCTGGAGCGCTCCTTGGCTTTTTCCCACAGCCCAGGATCAATGTCGAAATTCAGCCCGGGTTTGAGGATGAGGCGCTCTTCTTGGCCCACCCAACAGACGACAAAGTCGCCAGCGGGGATCGCAGCCGTTTGCGCCTCGATCACCTCAGGGGTGTAGGCAATGGCAAGACGGCGGTGGGCCGGGGCCCCAGCCTCCACAGCAGCGGCAGGGGCTGCGGAGGCTGGAGCGGCGGGCATGGCAGGGTCCGGCGCCTTAGCGGAATCAACCTCAGGCTTGGCAGAAGCTGTAGCGGGAGCAGTTGCAGTAGCAGCCATAAAACGGGAGGTAATTGGGTATGTGAGCCTGAATTAAGCTGATCAGCCTTTATCGACGTAGGTAATCGATTTGGGGAAGAAAGCAGCAACGCCGGCAAATTTGGCTTCAGCTGGCACCTTGAAGGCCAGATTTACGGGCTGGGGCGGCAAAAACTTAAGAGCCATGGAAATCATGAATTTCACTTTTTCTTCGGAATATTTGTATAGCACCATCCGCTTGGCGCTGAGATTGCCGAACGATTTGCTTGGGTCCAACTCGTTGATTGCCATAACCCGCTTGATTTGCGGGTTACATTTCAAGAAAAAGTCAAGGACGGTCATGGAATCGTTCGTCCCCATCTTTGTGGTAGCCACCTTGCGATGGTCGGTATAAGGCAACAACAAGGTGTCTGCGGCTTCCACCTGGTTCGACACGTTACCTTGATATGTTATTGGTTCATTTAAGATTGCAACCATTTGGTCAGGGGTGATGTTTGCGGCATCAAACCAGCCATCGGTGGCACTGCCGGTGATCACCAGCCTGTCTACGGCTGGATGGTTAAAGAACCCTTTAAGACCGGTGCCGGCTTGTCCAAAAAGGGCAACTCGATTGGCACGCTCTTCATACGCCGATCGAGCGGCATCAGCCTTACGCTGATCCAAGCTAATATTAGCAAATTGAGCCTTCCGGATCTCTTCGGTAGTGTATCTAAAAGAAGTGCCATACTGGCGGATCTGGTTAATCACCTCACCTCGTTTAACATCTGAGGTGGGCAGATCATCACCGCTGTCGCTGATGAGATCCATCTCACCGACACGATCCCATAGATCGTAAGTATAAGTTTCCGCTCCTTCCGGAACCTCAAAGCTGACAGGCAAGATTTTGCTATAAACAATCTCGGGGTATTCTTTTTCATAGGCTCTAGCAAGTTTGTGCCGCAGTTCTTGTTGCAGAAAAGCTCCAGCTGCTGCCTGGGCGTCGTTGCGAATGGCCATGGTGATGATTGGCGAGGTTTGGGCTTGAACGGTGATCAGTCGGCTGTGAAACTCATTGCCGCTGGGGTGTTGATTTCCAGAAGCAGGACGGTTCCTACGGCGCCTGCTTTTCGAATCGCCCAGTTACCAGGGGTCAGAAGCAGCGAATTGCCAGCGGATGCTGTCTTGCCCCACTTGCCGGCATTTGGCCCTGTTTTGAAGTACCGCAGGCTGTCGGTCAGTGCTACGGCTTCAATCACCTCCAGGTAGATGGGCCCGCGGGTGAGGATGTTGACGGCGGCACCAATCGGGATGCCATCGGCGTAGGCACCGGAGGGGCCATCGCGTTCGGCTACTGCAGTCCGGGCAGTGAGCCCCAAAATTGCGCCGGCGGCCGAGAGGGGAATACAGCTGTTGTTGAGAAGTCCAGAGCCGTTCAGCCTCACCGGAATCCCAAACGGGATCCGAGCTGCAGTTTCATTGGCCCCCGTACGAATCGTCGCCTCAGTTAGGTCGGCGATTTGGCCCGGGAGGCCGCGATCGGCAGCCAGAGGGTACGCAATCTGGGCCCCGTCATCAACGGAGCTTGCATTTGGAGTAACGATCAAGGCCATGGTCAGTTTGCGAGAGGACAGATAACTAAAGATGTGTCAGTTGCTGGCCAACGGTTGTCGAGAAGCACTTTCAAGCCGTTGTTTATATCCTTCGCGGGGATCAGAAGTGGTCTCTCCCGAAGTTTTGCCAAGCAGGAGCTCCAGAGCGGATGAGTGGTCCAAGCGGTTGGGGCTGGTGTTGGCATCGCAGTAGGTGTCGAATGCCGCGGCCACGTATTCGTCGGTTTTACTATCAAAGCGCTCGATCGCCACACCCGATTTCTGCATTGCTTCCAGTTGCAGTTGTCGCGGCGATAGGCCGGAATGGTCGATTCGTTCACCGGCCAATTCATTGGCCCGCTCCAGCAGCTCCAGCTTTTCGGTGACCAGCGCATCGAGATCGATCTCGCTGGAATCGAGCCTGGTGTCCAGATCTTCTTCCAGTTCGGCGAGCCGTTCGCTGATCGCATCCATCCGGCCGAGATCCGTCTGGTGTGCCCGCTTGCTGTCAGCCAGCGCGTTCACCACCCGCTCGTATTCCTGCCGTGACACCACGCTGTCACTACGGCGACGCCTGGCCATCGGTTTTTTGGGCTTTTGCATTTCGTCGGGTTCCATGCCCTCCTCTTCAGAGGTTTCCTCGGGGTCGCCGTCGGGGTCATCTTCAGGATCCATATCCATCGTCATTTCCTGCATGGGCATGGAGCGTTGCTTGCCATCCGAGCGGCTTTGGCCCGCCAGGGCGGTGGCCAAGGTCGCGGTGGCGCTGGACAGTGCTGCAACAGCCGTGGTCATTTCATGGGCCTCCAAGGGGGGGGGTGATGGCGGAGAGGGGGGTGGTGGATCGATCGAGAATGCGGAATCCATGTGCAGCCGGACCTCAGACCCAGATCGGCCTTCCCTGGTCACCGCCAAATGGTTTCCCACGATGCGTCGCTGGATCGCGTCGTAATGCTCACCTGTGGCCGTAACCCCTGGTGTGCGATCGATCTGAACGCGATAGCCAATCGACAATTCCCTGGCATCGCCGCGTTCAACGGCGGCGATGAGTTCGGCGTCCGTGAGAATCACCACGCCTTTGACAAAACCGTTGTCGTACTTGACTTCGGTTCCAGTCGATCCGCGTTGATACTGCCGAGTGTTGGCAGGGGTCAGCAGCTCTGGGGGATGCTCCAGAGTGACGGGCAATCCCCCAAGCGAAAGAATGGAGTCGCGATGGGCGACTTCACCTTCCGGGCGATATTCGACCTGGGTGCTGCCGTCTGCTCGCTTGTAGGAGAGACAACCGGTACGGCTGAAGGTTCCATGGACACGCAAGAACCCATCTGGGGTTTTCTCCCAGTTGGGGCTGATAGCGCCACGGTCAAACCTCCATTCCTCTTTCACACCACCCAGTTCGGATGAGATACCAAACTGCGGATTTCCTTAGCCTGAATCGTGTTTTATTCCGCATCGGCATGTTTGAGGACCGCCCGTTTGTGGTCCCTCCTGCCCCGTACGTCCGGCGGGAGATGGGCGGCCGCATCCGAACCGCCCGCCACCGGCGGGGCCTCACCCAGGCCCAGCTGGCTGAATGCGCCGGTGTCGGCCAGCCCTGGATCGCCAAACTTGAGCTTGGCAGGGCCTCGGCATCCCCGGCGCAGATCAGGGTGATCTGCCAGGTGCTGCAGGTATCGGCCGATGCCCTGCTGGCTCTTTAGTTCTTTCTGGGGTTCGGTGCCCTGGCGTCAAGGACCAGCATGGTTTCCACTTCGCTGGTGACGTTGGACCAGTTGATCGGCTCCTCATCGGCGACGACGGACTCTGATGGCTGCTCCGCATCGTTACGGGCCCCCTGCTCATCCGAGATGGCCAGGATCTGATCCTGCAGTATGAGGCCGGTGGTCATGTCGCCCTTGTCAAAGGCATCCTGAGCGGATCGCATTAGTGCGCCCTTACGTGCTTCGGCTGTAGCCATAGCTCTCCCGCAGTCCTCTTTCGATCAGCGTATCAATGCCCTGGCGAAAAAACCGAAGATTCTTCTCTGTGAAGTCCGACCCTGCCGCTCGGGCCTTTGCGAGCTGCTCGGGGCTGAGTCGATTGTGGGGGATCGGGCCGCCACCTTCAGCCGCAGGCAACCTCAGGCCGCTCAGTTCACTTCGCTCCCACTGGTAGGTGCCGCCCGCGCTGTCCATGACAGCCTTGATCGGGGCCATTTCCCGCCCGATTTGCTCAGCGAAGGGCACCTTCGCTCCGTCTTTGGAGATGAATGGCTTGCCGAGCATTTCGTAGCGGTAGACGGTTGCCAGCATTCGGGCCTCAGCCACCAAGCGCTCAGCAGGGGAGCCGGTAACGGCGCGGTCACAGCCGGCCCAGTCGATCATGCGGATCGAGTCGGAGCCCGGATCCCCACTGACAGACTCCCCGGGCTTGCTGCCGGTGTCAAGAAGGAAGTTGCCGCCGTGCATGTCGCCGTGCATCAGACCCGCATCAACCACGGCCCGGATCTTGCTTACCATGGCCTGCGCGATTTTGCGGCGATAGCCGTCATCGCTCTCCATGCTTTTCTCGATGAACGTGTCAACAGTGTTGTAGGGCTTACCGTTCCCAAGCTCATAAGCGAAGGCCCACAGGTGGGTGCCCTCGACCTTGAACGGCTTCCCGATTGGTGCCGGAGCCGCTCCAACCTTGGAGGCGGCCAGCATGTTCTCGTACTCCCATTCGACGGCTTGCTTTGCCCGAGCGGCCTGGTCTTCGATTTCGGCACCAAAAATCATTCCCTGGTGCTCATGGGCGTAGGTGAGGTGATATTGGATTCCGTCCGCGATGGCAGGCTTCTGAACCTTGATCACCGCCGGCTTCCCTTCAATCTCAGCCTTAAAGGTGTGCCCGAAGCTCCCCGATCCGAGCAGGATCGCCTTTTTGCCTCCAACGGTCACGGTGACCTCTTCCACCTTTTCCACGGTGGAGGAAAGCGGGCTGGCGTACTTCTTGTTCTCATGCACCTTGTAGCTGATAGCTACCGCCGCTGCCGGCGTCGCAGCGGCTGCGGCGGCGCCTTCCTTATGACAGGTCAACGGCGCTGCAATGTGACTTCCCCCGCAAGGCTTCCCGGTGCCTGGGCCGCCACCGCCACCGAACAAGTCCATCTGGCCAGGATTGGCCTTGCGGCGAGCATCAAGGCGCTTAACGCGGAGTTCAAGGGCTCTGAGGCTGTCGCCGCGGCCCACGCTGAAACTCCGCAGTCGTCCGTCCAGCAAGGCCATGAAACGATCAATTCGCACACTCTTTGCGTCTTGACGCTTTGGTGCGTCGGCAAAGTGCTCTGCGCGCACGGCGACCATCAGCCGATCAAAGGCTGGCGCCATTGCTGCGGATTGCTCAGCAGTCGGCCACAGCAGAGAGTCGGGGGTCTGCGTCAGATAGGTGTTCGCCCGGCCAAGGGCCTTCAGCTTGCGGTCAATGTGGGCTTCAAATGATCGAGCGAACATCTCTGGCCGCGAACGCCAGTAGTCCTCATTGAAGGCCATGGCCCTTTTCAGGCCCCTGGACTCCTTATCCACTTGATCCATGAAGCCCGATGTGACATGGGCCTCTTTCACGGCCTTCATCGCGTCGATCACGGGGGATGGGTTTTTGGGATCCTTCTCCCACGGTTTGCCTGAGTTGGTGAGGAAAACGTGGTCCGGGTGAATTCTGTCGCTATTGGGGGCGCTGCTCGCCGCCACCCCTGCCTTCAGCCCCAGGTAGTTGTCGAGAGCGTGGCCCCATTCGTGGGAAAGGGTGCCGATGCCCCGTTTGCGGGTGAGGTTGATCACCTTGAGCTTTGGCTCGAAGTGAGCCAGCGCAGCACCTCGCCCTCTGGCGCCAATGGCCAGGCCCAGCGAACCCTTCAAGCCCATGGCTTCATCAGGCAGGCCGGTCACATCGGCCAAGTCGGCCAGGGCCTCGGCCGCCTTCTTCAGGTGGTGCTTGCGCTCGTCATCGCTGACGCTGTTGCCAAACTGCAGACCTCGGAACCCGGATCCCTTGAGGATGAAATCGGTGCCCTGCTCAATCGTCGAGCCACCGACGTTGCGGCCCCCTTGGCGATTGGCCGGGGCCACGTAGAGATCCGCCGGATTGAAGCGCCGCTTGCCATTGGCGCCGACGGTCCCGAAGGCCTCGTTGAAGCTGCTGCCCTCCATGATCCGGGTCGCAATTTCCCTCGCCTTTTCCAAGGTGGTTTCGGCCGACCCAAAGTCGTTGCCCATGGCGGCTTTGAGCCGACGGGAGAAATCTTCCATCTTCCCGGGCACGGAGGTAGTCCCCCGACGGCCAATGCGCCGCGAAAAATCAATCAGACTGTTGGCTACAGGATTGTATGGGTCTTTTGCTGTTCCGATTGCATAAGACGACGTGTCGCCTGTTTGCTGCCGTAACTCTCGAACCTTATCGTTAATCCATTTGAGAATGACTAAACGATTGGCATTAGGATCGGCATGTTTTTGTAGCGCATGAACCAGCCCATGGAGCTGCTGAAACGCATCGTGATATTGCTTCCGCAGGCCTTCCGGAGAAACAGCCATGGACTGCATCCCTGGCCGCGCCTGCCGTTCCATTGCCCGCTGGTAACCCGCCAGTTCCTTCTCGCTGTACGGCCGCGCCGGGAACGCCTGGAGCGTGAGGTAACCCTGAAGGCGGCTCAAGCTGTTGGCCGGGGTCATGCCGGCGATCAGGTCATGGGGTGTGGCCTTGAGCAGGTTGTCGCGGGTGAGGTTCTTTTCGGCGGTGCCGGCGGCTTCCTCCGCCGCCAACCCCGAGAACATGTTTCGCCGATGGCGGGCCGATAGGGCCAGGTCTTCCCCGGCGTTCGGGACCTCGGATTTTCGGGCGAATTCATAGTCACCAGACTCAACCGCTCCGGTGGTTCCCTCCCGGGGGTCGGCAGGTGCTGTTGGGCGTCCTCCCTTCCGCCCTGCTGCCGGCTTGTCAGCTGGAGCTTCCTGGCCTTCCTGGCTTTCGCCTGTCTCCCCAGCCCCTTTGCGGCAGGTGAGATCCGCCGCAATGTGGCCATCCCCGCAGGGTTTGCCGGCCCGGCCGTTGCTGGCCGCCGCGGCCTTGCTGGCCCGGCCTACAGCTGCTGGCTTTTGGCCTTTGCTCTTGCTGGTGCCGCCCAGGGGGATCTCAGTTTGCGCTCCGCCGCCGCCAAGCAGGTCGAGCTGGCCGGGGGAGGCCTTGCGTCGGGCGTCAAGGCGCTTGAGTAGTGCGTCAAGACGGGCGTTGATGCCGGCAAGGCTGTCACTTCGATCAGTCGCAGTACCAGTGATCAAGTTTTGCCACTGATTTTGCATCGAATCAGCCTGCGGCGACTGAAGGCGCTCCCTCCTGATCCGCACGGCACGGAAGACGTTGTTTAGGCCCCAGACCCATGTGTCAAGGTCGCCCTGCTTAGGAATAATCCAGCCCTCAAAACGGGGATCCCGATACCGCTCGTTCCTTCGCTGGCGAGCAAGACTGGCATCGGTCAGTAGCCTTGACGCCGACATAAAGCGCCGGCCTGCGACGTAGCGATCTGCGTCCACTCCAGTCAGTTGCGCTCGCGCTGTCCAGCGATCTCCATCTGGTCCCCCAAACGTTTCTGGTCCTCCATAGCGGGAGATGTCGTCGTCAATGCTTGTCATCACATCATCGAAGTAACGCTTGCGCTCCGGATTTGTCGATCGGTAAGCCTGTCGCTTGATCTGTTCGGTGGCCCAGTTCAGCTCATCGGTGCTCATCCGCTGGATGACAGCCGCTTCGAACAGGGTGCCGTTTAGCCCTGGCGCCTTCTTGGGCTGCGGATAGAGGATGTAACCATCATCCCCGAAGAACAAATAATCGTTATTGGCGGCCAATTTTTTCAGCCGGGTTGGTCGCGGTAGGCCTTTACCCTTCGGCTTGGTTGGTGGCTCCGGAAAAGACGGGTGCTTATTGCGGACTACCCGAGGTTCTCTGTTGTCCCCCTTGGCTTTCTCCCCTTGGTCGCCCCCTCTGCCCTCGCCGAGGTTGAACGGTTTGGCCCCGACGTAAGTGCCCTCGCTCATCCAGGCGCCACCCGGATACCAATGGCCATCAGGCCCCGTCTCGCCTCCAGGTTTGGCGCGCCGCAGCTGCACGATCACCTTGGGCTTCTTCACTCCTGCTGCCACTGCCCCTTGCCCCTTCCGGCACTGCTTGGCCGCCGAGATGTGGGACTCCCCGCAGGGCTTGCCGTTGCTGTTGCCGGTAGCTGCGGCCTTGGCGGCCCGGCCTACCGCTGCTGGCTTGCGGCCCCCCTGGCCGGTGGTGCCGCCCAGGGGAAGTTCTGCTTGCGCTCCGCCACCGGTGAGCAGTTCCAGCTGGCCTGGTGCCGATCGCGCCCGGGCATCAAGCCGGGCCTTCAGGGCATCAATGCGATCCCAGGTGCTGTCAATTCGACCGCTGATCTCTGATCGTGGCTTGCGGCGGCCCATCACGATGGCCGCATGGCGGTTCATCAGTTTCATGTAGGTGACAGTGTCACCCTGATCCCTAGCGTCTTGGGCGGCCAGGCTAAATGTCAATCTTTCGGGGATGGCCAACCTCATACCTGATCCAACTGTTTGAGCAGCAGATCCACTTTGCGGCGGAAGGCTCGATGGCCACGGGGCCCGTAAATATCATCGCGGCGCTTGTCGGCTTCTTTCCGATCGGCGGCAGTGATCTTGCCGTCCAAACCAACTTCCGCTTGTGCATCGCTAAACGTCCAACCTGGTTTCTCTTTGTTGGCTCTGTGAATGGCATTGGCCTTTATCATTGCCTGTCTGATTTGGTCGCTTGGGATCTGGGGCAGTTCAAGGAAACGCTCGGCCCTGAGATCGGTGATGAAATCTTTTGATGCCCTCTCGCCGTCGTAAAGACTCTTCTGTGCCTTATCAGCAACTTTACTGATGGCGTTGCCAGTCCGGCCGCCGTTTTTTTCCATCCCTTGTCGATCTCCGGCCCAGGTAGAAAGCATGTAAAGCATTGTGGTCTCCTGAAAGAAGTTTCCTTTTGGGCCCCTGCTGCTCATTCCCCAGTCAAGCAGTTTTGGGGTGCCGTCCTCCTGAATCAGTAAGTTGGCGCCATGGAAATCGTCATGGGTGAGGCCTGCGTCGCCTAGCTTCCTGCTGATTTCTACCGCACCATAGAGATAGCGCCGCATATTCTCCGGTTTGCCCAGAATTCGTTGCGCATCTGCGGTTGGGTCATAGCTGTGGTGGTTTTCCTGAAACGGGGTGCCGGGGGTGAACTCATAGGCAAAAGCAAACCTCCCATCGGGCAGCTTTTGCATTTCACTGAGCAATTTGGGGGAGACCCCAAGTTCGCCAGCCAGTTTGGCGCTTGCCACTTCGTTTTCGACCATCAGCCTGCGGGCCTTAATCCGATCTTCGGGCGATGGGTCGGGATGACCGTCGCGGGGGTCGCGGTTGCTTATCCGATCAACCTTCACCACGGCTTTACCGCCGCCGGCCAGGGGAAAAAGAAATGTGTCGCCGAAGAATCCTTTGCCGATCTGCTTCTCAGGCGGCCGTCCATCTAACAGGATGCCGCCATCGGCCGCCTGGGTAAGCACTGGGGCATTTTTGGTGCTTTGATTTGGACCTTTTTCCTTGTGACAACGGTAGGTCGAAACGATGAAGCTCTTGCCACACGGCTTACCGCGGGCTGCATCTACGCGGGCCATGCGCGTTTCAAGCAGCGCCAGCCGGCCGTCGGTTGCCATTGCTTATTTCCCCTTTGGCAGTGCCCGTCGAGTGGCCCCTGGCATTTCACCTTGCGAGGGTTCATCCAGGTCCATCGTCCTGCGGCGCAGCTCAAAGATCTTTTCCCCCAGCTTTGCCATCCGCTCGTCAGACGCTTTCATCGCCTCAGTCAGCTATCGCATGCGTTGGGACAGCTTCATCGGCGCGCCACTGCCTGCCGGTTGAGTTTGCTGAGCCTGCCGCTGGCGCTGGGCTCGCGCCTCCTGCAGTTGTTGGCCGAACTCTTGGATGTAGGCCTGTTGGGCGGCAGCTTTGGTCATGCCCTTCCATTTGCCTTTGCGCTCCAGGCTCCATTCGGATTCGAACAGCTGGTTGGCCAGCATCGACGCCTGCCGAACGTCTGCCGCCTTCATCTGCTGGATTGCCTGGCGCATGGCATCGGCCAGCGGGGATTTGCTGGCCGTTGGGCTTGCTGGTGTTTCCTGGCGAGGGGGGATCTTGAACAACGGCGCGGCGTTCGGCTTGGCATCAACAAACCGGCTGCCGTCATCACTTTCACCGGCGTAGACCATGGCCCCATTGCCGGCCCCTGCACCTCCTTTGTGGCAGGTGAGGGCTGCAGAGATGTGACCATCCCCGCAGGGCTTGCCGGCTTTGCTGTTGCCGGTAGCTGCGGCCTTGGCGGCCCGGCCCACTGCCGGCGGCTTGCGTCCACCCTGGCTGGTGGTGGTGCCACGCTGCATGCCCAGATCGAGTTGGGCGCCACCGGCCATCAAGGGCAGCTGGCCCGGGGTGGTTCGGGCGCGAGCATCCAGGCGGATGATCCGGCTGATGAGGCTGTCGAACATGCTGGCCGTGGGTGCCTCGTTGGCGAGGTTCTTCGGTTTGCGCAAGCCGGCCCGTTCCAGCTCCAGCTGCATGGCGGCGATCACCTGCTCCTCCAGCTCCTTCTTCACTTGGGCGGCCGGGTCGCCCTTCATCATGCGGTTGGCGGCGCTGTTGAGGGCGGTGGCGATCGGGCCGGCCTTGTCCTTCAGCCCCTTGAACACCCTCAGCACCTGATCGGCCTCGGCGGCAACTCCGGCGCTTTCCCGTTGGTTGATCTTGTTGCCGGCCTTCTGCTGGAGGGCCTCGGCCGCGCGGCTTTTGCTGACGGTGGCAAAGAGCGATTTTTCCCGGGCCAGCTTGCGCCGCAGGTTGTTGGCGAGCTCCGCCCGCGCCAGGCCGTTGTCGACCGTTTCTTGCCCCCCGAAGATGTCCAGGGCCCCCTGCGGGCTGGCCTCGCTGACGGCCAGGTTTTCGACGTACTCCGCCAGGGTGCCATCGGAGATGTTTTTGCGCTGCCGCAACAGCTTGCCGATTTCGCCCTGTTTGGCCTTGCTCAGCCCTGAATTGCCGATGATCGCGCCACGGCTGATTGAAAGCTCGCCATCAATGACCGCACGGAACATCGACTCGGGCAGCCGGGCCAGCCCCAGGCCCTGGGCGGCCTTGCCGGATTGGAGGGGGAGGCCGGCGCGTTCAACGGCCGCCTGATCGGTGATGCCGGTATCCCGGAAGAATTTCGCCGCATCGACGCTGCTGCCCTGGCCCTGGGCGATGTTCTGCATGGCCCCGATCGCCCGGGCCTCGTTGGCATTGGCGGCCTTGAGGTACCGGATCGTCACCGACTCTGCCGCCATCCGTTTGGCCAATGCGAGGCGGTTGTGCCCGTTTACGACATAGGTCTTGCCATCGGCCGGGTCTTGCCACACCGATATCACCCCGGCGAGGTTGTCGTCCCATTTTTTGATGCCGGCGAGGGAGCCAACCTCTCCGCTGGCAGATGAGTTGAGCTTGAACTGGAAGCGCTTGGGATCCACCGCGATGGAGTCCGGCGCCACGACCGCCACGGTCCCTGCCAGGCTCCCCGGGCCGGGCCCCCCCAGGCCGGGGCCGGGCGCCGCGGCCGTTGCTGCGGGCACCTTGCCGCTGCGGACCATCTGGGCAACCGCCGGATCACGCAGCATTGCCCGCAACCGCTGCACTTGCCGGCCCTCCTGCAGGCCTTTGGCCTTTTGATTGCGCCCTGCCTGCACGGCCGCCCGCACCTTCCCTGCATTTGGGTCGCCCTGGCTGACTAGCTCCTGCAGCCGCCGCAACCGCTCCTTGCCGATGGCGCTGGCGGCCCTGATGACGCACTCCTTGTTGACTGAGATGCAGGTGGCCCCGCAGCCGTAGCCAGTGGTGCACCGCCGCTTGCTGGCGCTCTTGCCTTTGGCTCGGGTATCACGGAAATCGAGGCGGTGGCCCCGGGCCGCCAGAAAACCTTCAGACCTCGCCGCCCAGGTTGCATCAGTCTCGACATTCCAGGCTGGGCGGAACCGCACGGCTTCGCCATCGACGCGAAACTGGTAAACCAGCCCAGCTGCCGCCACTCGCCCGGTAAGGCTTTGGCCCTGAGGGGCGTGCTGCCGGTCCCAGCTCAAAACGGCTGCCCCAGGCAGCGATGCGGCCAGCACCGCCGTCAGTGGCGCCGTAATCGGATCAATCGCCGCCATGGCGGCAGTCGCACCGTCCAGCCGCGCCATGCGGGTTTCGAGCCGCCTGAATCCAGGATGCCCCCTGGGCACCGTTTTGCTTTCAGTGCCCCGCTTGGCGTCAGCACGTCCAGCTGAGTTGTCACGGACAGGCGAATAAGTAACGTTATCGCCTTGAATTCTGTAGTTGTAGACCAATTGGCCAGCACGAAAGGTGCCAGTAGTTTCACCAGTGGCGACAGATGTATTGAGAGTCAGCAGATGCACGCTGTCGTGAATCAGCTCGTCAATGATTGATTTGACGAGCGACGCTGTTTCCTGCCTGACATCCACTGGTGTTTCTCTTGGTGTCAATGAACCTTGATTAACATGTTACGGATTTTTCTTGTCAGGCTTTGCCTCTTTCGCTTGCGGTGACTGGGTTTGTGGAGGCTTTACCTCGTCAGGATCTTGCTCCGGATCTTGCTCCGGATTTGGCACTGGAGCAAGCTGATCAGTTGTAACCCCACTTGGGGTGGGCTCATTGCGAAGGCGTTCTCCCTCCTCTAACAACACGGCCGCCAGGCCATCGCTATCAATATCTGCTTGCTGGGCCGCTTGATTGGCAAATGCCAATGCGGTTCTGACCTGATGAATCCCGTTTGCGTGAACCCAAGTGGCGAGTGCATTCAGAGCAAATTGTTCTTCGATCATGCGAATCAGTTGGTGTCTGGTCAAGCTAAGGCGATCGGCCAGGGCACGGCTGCCGCCAGCGGCAGGACGCGCCCTTCCATGCCATCCAAGATCCTGTATGCTGAACAAGTCCAGACCGATTACTGATTGGACCCATGCCAGATCCCAACACCGCGTTGGCTGAGAGCCGGCGGCTGCGTCGTTGCAAAACCAGCGAAAATGCTGAATCACTCCAAAGTGAAAAGTTTCGCCTGCCGGCAACAAGACGCCAATCCAGAAGGCGCCAATTCGAAGGAATCGATTCCTTTATCGTGGCGTTTATCTTGTTGCTTGGAAATCACTTAATGCTTTGGAGTTTGCTAATAGGTGGGGCCATCCTGTTCCCCCATGTCATGAAGATGCGGGACGCTGCACAGATCTTGCAGTATCAAAGAGGTGTCGCCCCGAGTCTGCGCCAGGACTGAGTTTTATGGAAATGGAACGCTATTTTGTGCGCTTAGTGACGCCAAAAGGAGTTATGCCTCATTACTTGGCCTGGAATCGATTTGACCCAGGCTTTTGGCAATTATGCGAATTCCCGTTTCAGTTGACTCGGCTGGATGCCGAGCGATTGAGGGCTTACGCTGCTCAAGCCCTTGGCGCCCTCGTTCAAGTGGTGGGTGTCTCAGGCTGATTTTTTCTTTTTTCCCATGGCGCGAAGGGAAGCCTTGGCGCCCTTATTTTTTTGTACCAATGCTGATTCAACTGCACAAAAAGAACGGCTGCATCATTGAGTTTGAATGCGATCTCACTGACGCCGAAGCGCGCCAAATCGTTCTTGACGCCGATCGCGCCAATCAAAACGTTGGGGACTTTGCCCTGCAGCTGGCCACACAGCGACGAGGCCTGAGCCCAGCCCAGTCGGGCTGGCTTCGCTATCTGGCCATGGAAATTAGTGGCCGGTTACGGCCTCAGATACTGGCTGGGCCCTGGGCCTGGTTGTTGTCGCAGCCAACTTACGAAACTGTGCACATTCGAGTCACAACCCCCCCAGAGTTTGAAGTGGCTCCTGGTGAGCCAGCTCAGCTGCATGCTGTTTGCCGTTGGGTGTTTGTCAAGCGTCGTTCCGAAGACGCGGTAAGCGTTAATCCAGTGGGCATAGGCGGAATGAAGGATAGACAGCCATGGCAGTATGTGGGCTTGATAGATAGCAATGGAGGCTTTTATTTCTCCAAGCATCTCACAGCGCTTATCAGCGGAGAAGGTCGCCAGTCCATGGCTGTTATCTTTCCTAAAGAAGAACAACAATTACAGGATGAGGCCAAGTGGTTGCAGTGGCGAACCGATCAGTTGTTGGAGGCACTAAAGCGGCATTCCTGACTTTATTTTTTGCTCTTCTTGTCTGATTCACAATGGCACTACAGCAACCAACCCGACGCCAGCACGATGTCGCCTTGGCAATCCTCAAACACCAGAATCTCCACGGGCAGTCTCCAACTCTAAAAGAGCTTGCGCAGGCTCTTGAAATTGCCACCGTGAGTAGCATTTACCAGCATTTGACTCAGCTGAAGAAAAAGGGCTGGGTGACCTGGCAACCCCATGGTCACCGATCGCTGCGATTTACGGAACACGGTGCAGCAGAAGCTGTAATTGACCTGGGCAACTCATGATCGTACCCATCGCCAACTACCCAACATCCAGGGATTATCGCCAGCTCTGGACGTTGGCCCAAACCGCAGCGATTGTCTGCATTGTTGACTTTCAACCCGACAAGCCCCGCACTTGTCGCGACATAGCCAGCACCATTCATTCCCCGGAGTATTTGCCTGAGCTAGTCCAAGTCAGCTCTCGTGGTATTGGCCACATCTGGGCTGAATCAGTCGAGAGTTTCATCGCTCAATGCGAGCACTGCAAACTGGAGTGGCTGGTGCCGCCAGCGGCCCCATTGCCCTTAAAAGAGGCCCCATGATTGAACCCGCTGACAATGTTGACTCTCACGAGCAAGGCAATGAAGAGCGCTGCCTTGATGCTGCTATCGCCCATGGCCTATTAGTTCGCGGGATCAATCCAATTAAAGACGGCTGCGACGACGGAGAGCACGGCTGCCCGTTATGCCCGTGGGCAGGGTTGGTCCAATCTCCCAACGAGGCCCAATGACACCCGATTCCTCACCTGCGTGAACAACTGGACCTTACCGATAGGCTACTTGAAAACCGCGAACAAGTTCTCAGGGCTATACCAGAGTGCCCAATTCACGGCTCAGGTTGCGTATCACATGCACTGGGATGGATTGAGCGAGCTAAGGCTGCTCTTCAAGCGATAGGTACTTGACGGGTACTTGATCAAACCGATCTCAAAATTGCCTCATAGGCCGCCCTGGCCTGCTGGTCCAGCCAACCTCGCCGCGGGCACCACACCGGGTCACCAGCTGGCCAATCGCGCGCGGCCTGGTTCAGAGGGTCATCTGGGCTCAAGGCTTTCCTTGCCACGCTTTGCGGCAGGCCTTTGCGCTCCATCAGGGGGTAGTCAGCAGACTTGCCCCGCATGTCCCCGGGCCCACCGACCGGACGGGGCACCGCATCGGCGCCGGCGGCCGCCCGGAAATAGGCCATGGTGGCCGCCGCATGGGCCTGGAACTCGGCCTCCCAGGTCTGATCCGGCGATTTCGCCATGCTGTTCTGGATCACCAGCGATTCCAAGGTGATCGGGCTCTCGCCGCAGCGGCAGTTCGGATGGATCGGGGTTTTCACCCCACCAATCCAGTAGATGCAGCCGGATCGGGGCGCACAGAACTCGCAGGTGCGGTCATCAAGCGTCGCCAGGTACTGCACAAAGCCAACCCGCAGCCGGCGGTAGATCCGCTCTTGGGCCTCGCCAGATGCCATCAAGGTTTCGGTGCGGGCGATCGTTTCCGCCCGGTTTTTGAAGGCCTCGTTGATGGTTGGGATCCTCTCCCGCAGCTTGGCCTTCAGCGCCCGGGGATCGGGGCCCTGGGCCATCTGGCGCGCCGTCTCAAACGACACCGACTCCCCCCATTCAGCCCACCACTTGGCGTAGTAACTCTTTGACGCCCTGACGTGCTCATCGGAGGCCGCATCACGCTCTTTGGCGTAGTTCTCGGACAGGCTCTTGAAATCGCGTTCCGCCGCGATCACCGCACCGCTGAGATCGAAGAGCCGGCTCAGCCGTTGCCCACCCTGGTACCCCCGATCTGGCGCCGATGGCATGTCGATCGGTGCGGGGCCCTGCTGGCCGGGCAACAGCGGCGGGCCGTCGCCCGGCCCCTGGCCCTGGCCCTGGCCTGGCAGCTGCTCGATCTGCCCCTCTGGGGAGAGCGCCGCCAGGGAGGGCTCGAGTTCTGCCCCGGTGATCTGGAGGGCATATTCGCTGCCCAGTCCCTGGGCCCGATCGAACAGGGCTTTCAGTTCGCTCTCCAGCCGCTCCATCCGTTGGGGGGAGAGCTGCATCGAGTCGATGATCTGGCGCAGATCTTGGAGCAGCTGCCCCTGCAGGATCAGCTGGGCTTGATTCTTCAAAACCGGATCGATGGATACCTGCCCCTCGGGGGTGGATCCCAAAAACGCCCCTGGGGTGGTCTTTGGGTCATAGGCGGGTTGGGCGGCGATGCCATCGAGCTGCGCAAAAATGCGTGCGACCGTTTCCCGCAGGGCCCCCTCGAAGACGCGACCGATCCGCCCGATCGCTTCATCCTCCAGGCCCCGCAGTTCGTCGCTTAGCCGCTGCTGGAGCTCCAGCCGACGGTCAATGCTCATGGCTCATAGCTGTCGCATCGGACCCCCATCGCCAGCAAGTCCAGGCCATCGAGGCGGCGCACCCGGGCACCCGGGCCGGCGGCGGCCACCACCATGGCCTGGTCCTTCACTCCCAACACGGCGGTCCATTGACCGGCCGGGCTCAGCACCTCCCATATCCCGGTGGGGTCAGGGCCCACTGCCGCTTCCAGAGCCAGGGCCTGCCCGTAGGGTCCGACCAGGGTGGCGCTGCCATCGATGCGGACGTCAACTGGCACGCCGGCCACCACCCGCCGACCGGTCACCCGGCTGCCGTCCGCCCGTACCCCGGGGCGCCGGCCGCGGCCCTTGCGGCGCTTGCCCTGCGCGATCGCCCTGGCGATGGCCCTGGCGATGGCCTCGGCGGCCGCCGCTTGCTGGAGAGGGAAGCCCTCCATCTGCAACGACCCCTCCAGCTGGTCATCGGCCTGCTGCTGGCCGTCGACGGCGCCGTCGTTGCAGGTGGCGGGCTTCCCCCTGGCGGTGGCGGCGTCGCAGGGGCTGCAGCAACCGTCGTCGCGTTCGTCCCCGCTGTCCCCCCGGGGGGCCTGCTGCTGGCCCTGGCCCTGGCCCTGGCCCTGGCCCTGGCCAATGGCCTCACCGGGCAGAGTGGCGAGGTCACCACCAAAGGTGGGTGGTGGCAGGTTTTGGGGATCCTGTTTGATTGCGCCATTCTTCTCGCGGTCCAGCAGGGTGGTCTCCATCGAGAACTTGGCCCCGCCAAAACGCGCCACGGCCACTTCGTTGGGCTGCAACACACCTGACTGGATGTTCTGGCTGTCGGCCGTTGCCACCTTGCCCCGTAGCTCGGCCTCTTCCAGGTCGGAAAGGGTGAAGGTGCTGTGAAAATCAATCTGCCAATCCTCTGGCAGTTTCATTGCTGCCTTGTTGGTGGAGCAAGCGGCCAGCGTTTCGTAGAACTGGCGCAACTGCCGATCAATGTGGTCTTCCTGGATCATGTGCACCTCTTGTGCAAAATCCGCCTTCTCTGAATGGCCAGTGGCCCCCAACCCCGATGGGGAGCTGCCCCAGAGCTTGGTGTGGGGGATCCGGCTTGCCCCCTGAACTTCGTCCTTGAGTTTTTCGATGATCGACTCGACCCCTGCGGCCGAACGGGTCAGAAATGAGGCCTCTTCACCATCAGCGTCGAGGGCGATGCCGCCGATCACCGAACGCATCATCGCGTTCAAAGCCAGCCGATTAGTGATCAGGTCGCCATTGCCTCGCTCCACCATGCCTTTTAAACCCTTGACTTTCTGCACATATAGGCTGAAGTCGTTGAGGATGTTGGCGGCTGATGCTTGGCCTGTTTCGTAGCGCTTGAATACACTCCAGACGGACTGCAATACGGATACACCCCACCATCTAAAGTGACTTTTGTAACTGTAAGGAACCGAGTCTCCTTCAAAACGCAGCAGCCTGGAGCGATGGATAGGCACATGCAGTAATTGATCTTTTATGCCAATACGGCGCAAATCTTCATCTCGATTGATTTGCATTTGATAAAGCTCAGGTTCGCCTACACCGCTCCAGCCCGCTGCCGGCCAAATCCGTTGGCAATCCATGGCATGCAGCCCCTTGATGGCCCGTAGCCTCTTGAGGTTGACAGGCTCATTGATGGGAGTGTTGTCATCAAGGATCATGATTATCGCCGCGCCGCCATGAAGGCGAGACTGCTTCATGGCTTCCTTGACATGAGTGCGGATCCCCATGTCTTCGCCAGTCGCAACCAGCCGATCAAACCGCTTCTTCTCAGCATCGGTGGTTTCCGGGCCCAGGGTCAGGGCCCAGCCCGCCCTGGTGCACTCCTGCGGGATGGTGTCGACGATGCGCCGGCAGAGCCAGTTGTTTATGTATAAAGCGTCCAGGTCAGCGGGTTGCAGTATTTCCGGCGCTGCAACACCGGTGTATCGCTCCTTGTCCTGACTGGTGCCCATTTTGGTCAGGGTGTTGACCAATACCCCGTCAAACCGTTTCTCAAAAGCGATTTCGTCGGTATCCAAAATCCCTGCTCTTTTACGAAAGGCGCTCGATCAGGTTAATGCCGCCCGTCCTTTCTCCTGAATGCCAGGGCGCTTCATCGCCAATGCTGGATGCAATGGACGGTAGGCTTGCGGCGACCATCGGCGATGCGGGGCCATGGCCAGCAGGTCAGGCGAGAGATCATCAATGGTCGGCGCCATGCTGGCCGATTTCGGCCGGTATCCGATCCCAAACAAGACCGAGCAGCTGCTCAGGGGCCAGCAGGTTCGAGCGTGGCTGGATTGGCCTGGCGGCCCTGACGCGGCGCCGGGGGCAATACGGCGAGCAGGCAAGCGGGCACGAGACCGGTTGGTGACAGGAAACATGCGGATGTGCGTCACCGTCGCCAAAAAGTATTGCCGGATGGGCCTCCCCCTTGAGGATCTGATCCAGGAGGGGGCAATCGGCTTGCAGCGCGGGGTCGAGATGTTCGATCCCACCAAGGGTTATACCCTGGGCACTTATGCCTATTGGTGGGTGCGACAGGCGATGTATCGCGCCCTTGCGGAAACTGCAGATACGATTCGCATTCCGACCAATGTGCTGGAGGTGTTGTTCAAGGTCGAGCGCCATATCGCATCCAGTCCAAATCGGCTTACGGATGCTGAGTTGCTGGAGATTTCAGGGCTAAAAAGTATGGAACAGTTGGAACGCATTCGGATAGGGGCTCGCGCCAAAAAATGCGGCAGCACATCAGTCCTGTTGCCTGATGAGAAGCACTGCCTAGAAGAGGTCTTGCCATGCCCCAAAAGCCGCGTCGATATTGAGGAAGATCGGCTGGAAAATGCTCTTCAGCTTGAGAGGCTGGCGGCAATGCTCCCGTTTCTATCAGATGAAGAAACCGAAATAATTGAGCTGTTGTATCTAAATGAATTGCCTAAAACAGAAATCGCCAGGATGCTTGATACAACTGCTGATCGGGTTTCCAACATCGTCAACAAGGCAATGGGCAAGCTGCGTCGCCTGGCCATGATCGACGATGGGGAGCAAGTCATTCAGGAATCATTATTTTAGGTTTGCTTTACGTTTTGGATGCGTGCCAGCGCTCGCTTTTGCAGCCGGCGCCTTTCTCCGTCATAGCGCAGGTGGCAGGGTGCGCACAGGGCCACCAGGTTCTCGGGCCGGCAGTCGTGCTCGATGTGGTTGATGTGAGCGACCGTGAGTGTCAGCCGGTGGGTTTCAAACGGCTCCCCGGGGCGCCGGCACTGGGTTTTGCAGCCTTCGCAGGCCCAGTCCGATTGGCGCTTCACATTGAGGGCGATCTCTTTCCAGTCGTCTGGATATTTGCTCCAATCCACTGGTGCCATGGCGTCCTAGCCGCCTGATTGAGGTTTGGCCTTGGCCGCTGGCACCCAGCCCCACCACCCCAGCCACTGGCGCAGGGCGTCGCCGTGGGGGGTGCCGGCGGCCAGCTTGGCCGCCTTGAGCACCTCGGCAGGGCCATCGACAAACCGGCTGCCGCCATGATCGAGCACCACCCATTTGCCTTCTGTGGTGCGGGCTGCCATGAATGCGTCCGCACCGGCAAACGCCACAGGCCGCCCTTCGGGGGGCACTTCGATGGCCAACGCTTTGATCACTGCAGCCACCGTGGGATCGAAAGCGATGGCCGCAAACTGGCGCCAGTTGGGGTTCATTTAGAATTGGTGGGCAAGTTGATTTAGTATCTGGCAAGGCAGCGGTCTTGAGTATTTACACTGATCATTTATTTGCTGCAAAAAGGCTCTTTTTGCTCCATACACTTTGCAACCAGTTGTGAGCAAGATATTCAGCGCTGCATAGCGCTCGCTGTCAAACGGGACAGCATGATCCACGACCACCTCTGAGTAATTGAATCTGCGTCCCCTCGTGTTGCGCACTGTAAGCCATGACAATGGGCGCACCTCCAGGTCATCACGCCCCAACTTTGCCGCTAGGGCCTTTGGGTAGAACAAGTTGCTATTTAGCCACACAAAAACCGCGCCGGGTGGGGCAGCATTCATTTGTGCGGTGGTTCTGCCTGTCTGTCGGTCTGACATCCTTTTGCTTTGGCCGCAAGCGCGACAACTGCTCCCCAATCCTAACGGGCAGCCTTTGATTTAGCTGCACTTAGCCCAACCAACTTGGTTTTGTTCTCGTCATTATTGGGTAACATGACGAACATGTCTGCTTGACGAGTGGCAGGAGCAGCAGAAAAAAAACCTGCCGGAGCCAAAAAGCCCAGGAAAAAAGCAACGCGATTAGAGAAACTATTCCGTGTGCGGGAGTTGCAAACCCTTTGTATTAACGGCTATTCCGCCCTTGATCTAGAGGGCCATTGCATCCAGAAATGGGGGCTGAGCCTGCCAAATGCTCGTCTTTATATCAATGAAGCGATTGGCGGTATGGTCGAGTCGCTGACAGAAACCGATAAGAGGCGAATAGCCTTGATTATTTTTCATCGCTATGAGAATTCTTACAAGCTGGCGAGAACGCTGAAAAATCCTGGCGCAATGATCCAGGCGTGCGACTCGATGGCTCGCTATTTCATGGAAAAGGCGCCTGATGCCGACATTGTGGCCAACCAGGCAACCAGGGAAGCTGCGGCCCATGATCCTCGCGAGGATTTTGAGTAAGGCATGGTTCAGATAATTGTAAAGCCACCTTCAATAGTTGATTGGTATTCACCTATCCCAATTCTGGGCACGTCTGAAAAGGCTGCCGCCCCATGGGACACGCTTCCTCCTGCCTGGCCAGACTTCGCAGAACAGACGTTAATCGCTTCAAGTGGCAAGTACATGCCATTCGTGCCTTACTTATATCAACGTGATTTAATCAAAGTAATTCGCAGGGTGAAAAATGTTTATGTGCTGAAAAGCCGTCAGGTAGGCGCATCTGAAACGATCATTTCGTACAAGCTCTGTCAATCCATTCGTAAAACGGCATGGACAGGTGTCGTTTTTTCGAAAACCGGCGAAGACGCCAGCGAGCTGGCCGCTCGAATCAAGGGCCAGGCCAGCAGCCTGCGGGAACGCTGCCCCAAGTTCGCAAAGGATTCAATGCGGAAGCTGGTTTTCAACGGCTTCGGCAGCCTGCATTTTCTGCCGCCCACCGAACGAGCTGCCCGGGGCATCCCCTCGGCGTCGATGTTGCTGTTCGATGAAGCGGCCTTCATTGAGAAGCTCAAGGGGATTGAGCAGGGCGCCCTGCCGACTACCAGCATGCTGGGTGACGCGGCGCGGCACGTGTGGGTTACAACCCCCAAAGGCCGATCCGGGGCGTTTTCTGATCACTGGCACGAAGATCACGGCGAAGTGGTTGTCGATCCCACGCCGATGGGGGCCAATGGCATCCCGCGGCTGCGAATCAGCCCGGACAACCAGTACGCCAAGATTTGCATTCATTACACCCAGCATCCGGTCTACAACCAGGATCCAGAGTGGCCCGAAAAACATAGACGCGCGCTGCAGATCACCAAGGCTCAGTGGCAAAGTGAATTCGAGCTTGATTTCACCGCCAGCGACTCTGAGGTTTACTCCCACGATCTGATCGAGCTGGCCGAGTCTCGCGGTGGCTGGGAATCGCCCTATCGGCAGAACGTCTACGTGCTGGGTATTGATCCCAATGGCGGCGGCGGCGACGGCTTCTGCGGCATCGTCCTCGATGTGACCCGCAGCCCGTGGCGGGTGGTGGCCGGTTTCAACGTGAGCGGCCAAAGCCGGGACTACGGCCTGCGGCGTTGCGCACGGCTCATTGACGAATATGCGCCGGTGCTGGTGGCAGTCGAAAACAATGGTGTTGGCGCAGCGGTTGCTGAAGCTCTTTGCTTGCTGCGCCCATCAATCGAAATCACCGAAATCCATACTGGCGGGCCCTCAAAATTGCTGATGACCGATCGGATCGTGCTGTTGTTGGAGCAGGAGGAGCTGGTCATTCCCAAGGGCCCATTCCCGGACGGTGAAGAGCGCGAGGGCCTCGGCCATCAGCTGCGGAACTTCCGCCAGGACGAAAAAGGCGGGCGCGCCGCCGCCCCAGGCCACCACGATGATGCCGTGATGGCCCTGGCCATGGCGGGCCAAGCTGGGGCCACAGCCCGGCCCATGGACACCAGCTGGATCACGATGCTTTGAAGCCCCGGGGCCGGCGCTGGCGCGAGCCCGAGCGATCGGATGGAGGATAGGTGGGCTTGGGGTTGTAGCTGCTTCCACCGCTTTCAATGGACTTAATGGCTGCTACTTGGTAGGGCTGTGGTTGCCTTGGTTCACCCAGCACTTGTTGAATCTCCGCCGCCTGCATCCCACCGGCCGCCAGAAAATCTGCAGCTGGGAAGCTGATGGGTCCGGGCGTCGAGAGAATCACATATCGGGTAGCAACAGAACCGTCTTCTGTGCCCGGGTCAATGCCAAGGACCAAGCTGGGCGCCTTCGGACGCAACAGCCAGAACAGTGGCTCAGCCCGAAGGCGCATCATTAGGGCCCTGGTGGCCATTCCGGCCACATAAAAGGCAGCCGTTGCTGCGATTACCCAGCTGAGGTGCCCCTCCTTGTAGGACAGCTTGAGGTTTTGGCCCCAATCAGCTCTCGTGATGCCTGCCAGCGTTGTCATGATTTTTGATGGCCAGCCGGATGAAGAGCGTCGGCGGGCCAACGATGGCAGCATACAGGATCTTGTATGGGTAGTAGGATACGCAGGCCCACCCGTCGCCGGCATGTCACCGTTTATGGACCAAGATCAACCACCCGAAGCCGTTGGTAGCCTTCATGGCTATATCACATCTACGAATTATGAGTTGCTTTTCCATCTAGCAAAGCGTCAGTCTGTTGTTTGTGAGGTCGATTTTGTTTATGACCTTCGGGACATAGATGAAGTTCCGCAAAGAGACATATGCAAAACCCGGTACAGCACCCACCTTAATGAACATCACGTAGTGGCTCGGGGCAATACTTATCTGTTTGCAAACAGTTTGGAAGAGTTCTCTGCATTGTGCAAACACAATAATTTGCAGTGGGTGGTGCCCCCCTTCTTGCTAAGGGGCGTCAACAGTCTTGGCGACAACAGCCTTGACCTTGACATTGAGCGATTAGATGCCGAAGGCTTGCAGGCCGAATTGCAAAAAGGTTGGGAGCTTCGATTAGAAGAAGCCAACTTGGCCGCTGCTGATGGTGGTCCTGCAGACGGTGGTCTTCCAAGGATTGATCACAGCACAAGTGCAGCTGTTCACCCTGTGGTCAACGGCATTCCGTCAATTCTCCTGGACGATATCGCCGATCCCTGGATGCAACCATGACCTTAGCTTTGAGTATTAGGCAGCCATTTGCCTCGCTAATCCTGATACCACTAAAGGATGTAGAAAACCGCGACTGGTGGACAGGCTTGCGTGGGCCGTTCCTGGTTCATGCCGCTAAGGGCATGACACGAGCTGAATATGCAGACGCTATGAACTTTGCCAAGCGCATTTGCTCTCTCTCCCAGCCAGAACTGCTACCTCTTTTGGAAAGCGAAAGCTTTGCTTTCGAAAACCTCCCTCGCGGTGGCATTATTGGCAGCGCTGTTTTGCGCGCCTGCGTTAAACGCTGTGGATCCCCCTGGTTTCGGGGGAAATATGGGTTTCTCCTGGGAGATCAAAGGAAACTGCCCTTTGCCCCGTACAAGGGAGAGCGCGGCTTCTTTGATGTTCCGGGGGTGTTGCCATGACCCTCGCACTAAGCATTGCCAGCCAACTGCCTCACCAGAAATGCCTTTTTCAGCCCCAACCTTAGAACAATTATTTGCCGCCATCCGCGGCCCAGCCACCAGCATGGATGACTTGACCCACATGGTTGGCCCCTCGCCTGAGGAGCAATCATGTCACGAAACAGTTATGTCCCAGATTGAACAGCTTTGGACGAGAGCTGAGCGTGAACAATTGGGGAATAATCCCCAGTCGTGGCCCTGTCTATTGAAAGACCGGTATAACAGACTCACTGCTCAGTCTCAAGCTTTTGAGAACCGGTACTGCTAATAGCCCCGACGAGGCATTCCAACACCCCCCAAAAACTAATGCTTGATCCAGGCCATCTCCTAATCGTCGACGTCGAGACAACGGGGATCAACTTTGAAGAAAACGCGCCAATCGAGATTGGGGCCATTCTTTTTGATGTGAAGCACCGGGCCGTCACGCACCAATTCTCGGCCCTGCTGCCGAGCGTGGTGCCCAACGGCGCCGAAGCTGTCAACGGGATCCCCGATGCCCTGCTGGCTTTGGCAGAAGTCCAACGGCTTTGCGAACCATCCATCTGCTATCTGCAGCAGCTTTACAACTCCGCCGACGCGGTGCTTGCGCACAACGTTGATTTTGATCACCCTTGGCTGGCGCCGCTGCTTTCCAGCAAGCCGACGCCTTGGATCTGCACCCTGCGTGACTTCAGGTGGCACCGGCCCGGTTTGCGCGCCACGCCATCGGTAATCGATCTGGCTCTGGCCCATGGTGTGCCGGTGTGGGCCGCCCACCGGGCCCTCACCGACTGCACTTACCTGGCCCAGGTGCTCGCCACCCGGGAGGACCTGGCGGAGCTGCTGCTGGATGCCCAGACGCCCCAGCTGCTTTATGCAGCCCTGGTCTCATACGACGATCGACACCTGGCCAAGGAGGCCGGCTTCCAGTGGCAAGGCCACGGTTGGATGAAGACCTGGACCCGTTACCTCAGGGAAGACGAGGCAGCAGCTCTGCCCTTCCAAGTGTTTGCAATCGTCCCCCCGGACGAGCTCAAGCTGGAAGCAATATGACCACCTCCTACTGGCGAAAGCAGGCGGCCCCGTTGATTGCCCAGGTGATCAAGGACGTCGGCACCAGCGACCTGCCGGCGCTGCGGCGGGCCCTTTCCGATGCTTTTCCCTGGGAGCCCAAGAGTGGACACCCCTACAAGATCTGGTTGAGCGAGATCAAGCGCCAGCTGGCTCCAAAGGTCTACCAGCCCCCGCCCTGGTCGAAGCGTCGATCACCAGAACCTGCTCCCGGTCAACTCCTCCTCGAAATGCCATGACAGCCCCCAGCTCCCCCGGCCCACGCGACTCAGGACCCGGCGCCCCGCAAGCGCCGGAGGATTTGGCCACTGATCAGCTGATGGCGGCAAACCTAAGCGCCCTGCTAATCAAGGAATGTGGCCTTCATTCGCCAGGGTCATCGGCCCACGATCTTCTGCAGCGGGCCGCCGCAATGCTGGTCAACTACGGTCTGCCCGCCACCCCGCCAGCGCCGGAGCCAGGGGAGGTGGATGAACTGATTCATTGCTTGCGAATACGAGAGCAATCCCTTGGTTCAGAAGACACAAATTTGGTTCAACTCCGCGACGCTGCATTTTTTGGCCGGGCCGCCACCAGGCTGGAGCAGCAGGAGTCCGAGCTTGCCGCCCTGGTTCAGCAGTTGGCCGAACCCGCCAAAGCATTGGTGGTGCCCGTCAACGAACAGCCATGGAACCGCCTTGGCTGGTGTGATGCCGAGGGCCGGTGCTGGCTTTGCAATTCGTACTCCATGGGCCGCTGGAACTACGACACCCCGCCCGATCCAGCACAGGACTGGGGACGCCTTGGCACGGTGACCCACTCCGCTCCGCACTGGGCCATTCCTCGCCCTGGGAGGATGCCAGAGTTACCAAGCCTGAGCGTCTATTCGTATGACGCGGGTGAGTCGGTGAGGATAAGTCGCATGGGAGAGTCCAATTGCTGGTGCATAATCGCAAGTGGTTTAATCCCAGACTGGTGGTTCAATCTGGAAATGCACTACGATTTTGCTTCGGCTGGGGCTGCCCTTGCTGCCATCAGATTGGCACAACAAACGGCCAAGAAATCTGAGGAGACTTAAAGCGGCCAATTTGCTTATCGTCTTTTTAGATCACGGATTATTTGTAGCTTTTTGGCTAATTCTTTAATCTCCTAAGCTTTTTGGGGGTCTAACATGGCACTTGTGAACGTAGTGGTAATTGTATTTGCCATCTTTTGGGCTTCTGTTCCGACTGCCGCCATAAGCTTAGTGAGTGCCTGCTGCTCTGCTGCAGATAATTGGGGTCTGTTCATGATTGGGTTTTGCGATTAACTCGAAAGGCTGCTTGCCTGAAGGCTAGATCGGCCCTGCCTTCTTCTGTTATGCACAGCCAGCATTTGGCGCAGAACGGGTCATGGGCGCCGGTGTGAGGCCTGGAGCAGTTGGAGCAGGTGAACAACTCCGCGGGCGGCAGCCGGCCGGCCTGGCGCGCTCGATACCGTCGCATTCGCTCGGCGGCGGTTGGGTCAGGCATGGGCATTTCTTTCCGGCACGAGCTGCAGCATGGCCCACCATTGCCAGGAGCACTGAGCCTCCCAGCACACCTGGCAAACGGTGCCAGTGGAGGCGGATGGCCAGCGTTCGGCTGGATCGGGGATCTGGTCTCCGCAATCGGAGCATGCCGGGACGGTGGGGTCAGGCATGTAATTTATTGAAAGTAACTTCAACCGCGACTTTGTTGATTTGATTGTCAGACCAGTTGGGGTGGCGTTCCTTAATGTCAGCAAAAAGCCGTTGCCATCCCTGATAAAGATCATTAAGTGCGTTAGCTTTTTCTTGGCGAGTCATTGTCATGGCTGGCTAAAGAATGACGGGGATTGGATTGTCGCAGGGAATCCCGGCGTGCTGGATATCAGTCATCGCCCCAGGAGAGAATTCCCATGCCCATTATGGGTTGAGCCCAGTTTCCTGGGTCATGGCCCGCTGGCCATCCTGGGAAAGCACTTTCAAGTGCTTGGATCTGGACGTAAAGCTTCTCCAACTGAGGAAAAGTTTTTTTGATGGTTCTGGGATTGTTCTTGTCCTCCCATGGATAGAAAATTGTCCCCACCCCATAGGAGTAAACGGAAGAAGAGGGGCTATAGTCTTCTGCCCCTGGCGCAAGATTCTTCAGGATATCTTCTTTTTTTTGATAGAGATCAGCTAAGGCCAATCTCCACTCACGGATCGCTGTCGACGGGGCAGAACTGGCGGCGCAAATGAGCGAAGCGGCTGTTGTTGTGGCGGCCATGGTTGTGTTGCAATGTGGCGGCTTGAGGGGATCCCTCCCCTACCTTCATAGCGTAACACGTCCGTAACGGTGTGGCGACCCAATCGGCCCTCCAGCACACAAAAAAGCCCTGGCGCAAACCAGGGCCCCCTTCGCTGCGCTTGCCGACCAGGGGCCGGCCGCAACCATCAATCCTGATCTTCTGCTGCCTCGCTGTCACCCTTCGGCAGGAGGCGAATCGATTTTCGCCCGAGCTTGATTTCGAACTCGTCGCCGGGCTTCAGATCGAGCAAGGCCGTGTAGGCCTTGCCAATCATGAGGTTGCCATTGAACTGAACCTTGGTCTCGAAGCTGAGCTTGCGGCCTGGGGATTTGCCGCCAGCGGCCTTGCCACCACCGCCACCAAAGTCCACACCCTTGGCATTGAGGAGGGCCTCGTAGAACGCCGTGAAGTTGAGGCGCTCGGAACCATCGGCCTTGGTGGAGACGTAGCCACAAGCCCGAACAAGATCGGACTTGCTGACATCCCCCATCTCCTTGACCTTGGCCATCAAATCAGAACCGACAAGCATCTGGATGCAGTGCAATGACCATTTAAGTATCACTTGGTGCTATAGCCCTATGCAAGCAAATACAGAATCCTGTACGGCAATCCGCCCTTTATGGCCTTGTTTGGGCTTTTAACGGTCAGCCGAGGTGGGAATCAGGGTCCCAATCAGGCATCCCTTCCGACTCTTGTGCGTACTTGGCCTGCTCTTCTGCCGTCAGCGCTGGCAGCGTTGCATCAAGTTGCTCGTCTGCAGCGGTGTCGCCTCCAATTGATGCGCTGGGATCCTGTCTGGTGCTGCTGGTCATCGCGGCGCTTTGCCTCCAAAAAACTGCTGTTTGTAGGCGCGTGATTTTGATTGGTCCTCTTCAACGATACGCCCCTTCTCCCACCGTTGGATGGTGCTCATTGATCGGGCCCCCAGGCGATCGGGCTCGGCATCGGCCAGCACCGCCGAATCAGCCAACCGGGCCACTGGCTCGAAGTTGTGCGGGATCACCTCATAGGCCTGGCGGATGAAATCCAAGGGAACAAAGCGTCCCGATCGATGGGCGCGCTTTTCAGCGGCCATCACGCCCTCCGCAACGGAGATGTGGGGCATGATCACCCGGACCTCATAGCCCCGTTCCTTGAGGCGTTGCACCATCGCCAGATACTTCTTGCCGTTTTTGCCCGTTCCATCGAGCATGACGTTGTAGCCGCCCTCAATTGCCCGCTCCTTGATCTTCTCGGCGATGGCGGTGCTGGATTCCTCGTGGGCTCTCGCCGCGGCCAGCTTGTCGGAATTGGCGACTGCCAAGGCAAACTCGGGCAGCCGATCCTTCACTTCATCAGGATCGACCTTCACATAGCCGGTGGTGTCAGCCATCACCTTGGCCAGGAGGCTTGATTTGCCCGAAGCGGGCCCCCCCATCATGACGATGGCCACCTTGCGGCCGCCGGCCCCCTTGCCGGCGGTTGTGCCCTTGGCGAGGGCCTCCTGGATCAGCTGCTCGCGGTAGAGCTTGCGCCCGGGGCTGTCGGGCATCGCAGGGAAACCGGTGCGGCCGTCTTCGAGGCCCGGGGTGCCCTTCTGCCAGCGGCGGTGGTTGGGGTTTTCGCCTGAGGCCTCGTGCAATTCACGGTCCACCTCTCGGATGCGGCGGCCCAGGGTGCTGATTGCTCGCATCGCCTCTGGGGTGGGAAATTCCATGAGGGTGCCGTTGCCGTCGTCGCGGCGGCGGGCCAACAGGTCACGGCCTTCGGCCAGGAGGGCATCACGCCGCTGGAGCAGCTGGGCCGGGCGATCATTGGGCCCATGGAGCTTGCGCCCCAACCTGGTGACGGCCTGGCCCTGGCCGCCGGTGACGAGGGCCCCCAGGCGGCCCAGGGCTTGGGCATTGCCGGTGAGTTCGCACCGTTTGCTGCGGGAGATGCAGGTGCTGCCGCAGCGATAGCCGGTGGCGCAGCGGCGCTGCCCGGGCCTGGGGCTGTCCATCCGCGCAGCTGTAACTAGAAACGCCTGCAACCGCGCTGGGCTCCAACCCCTGATGGCGTCCTGCCGCTCCGGCGCCGAACCCCGGGGCCCCGCCAGCTCGGCGCCGATGGGCTGATAGCTGACCCGCTCCCCCTTGATCTGATAGCCGAAGACCATTTGGCCACTGCGAAAGCGACCGGTGACCGCACCGGTGGCCCTGGAGCTGTTGAGGGAGAGCAGCTGGATTGGTTGGCGGAATTGGCGCTCGAGTTCTGCCGTGACGATCGAAGCGATTTCAGCTCGAACCGGATCGGCACTGTCCTTGCGACCAAAGAGGGGCAGCGACTGGTCGTAATCGGTGGCCCCGAAGAGTCCCGTTTGCCTTTGGCGCTTGCCGGCCATGGCCGCCCCCAGGCGGCGGCGTTGGAGGTCCCGCTGCAAATCAGCCCAGGCCTGCTCGCCCGTGGTGTCGCCAGCGCTGCGGGCCGCAGCCCGCTGCTGTTTGGCAAATGCCAGCTGGTCGGCCGAACTCTTCACCTCGGCGGAGGTCATCAGTTCTTTGCCCTGGGGCTTGGTCTTGGCGGCGGCAGGTGGTCTGGATTGTTGCCCGGGCAATGGTTGGGCCTTGGTGGTGGTGCCCACCCCGGCGGCGGCGGCGGCGGCAAAGCGCTGCAGCTTGTCCTTCCACCCGCTTTCGTCCTGCCACCAATCGGGCCCGCCAAGCTTTTCCCTGGCCTGGCTGATTAAGCCGACAAAGTCGGTGTCAGGCTTCACGCCGCGGTCGATCATTGCCAGCCGCCTGGCCTTGTCGCTCCGCAACTTCTTGTCGGCCAGCACGGTGAGGGCAACGGCCTCATCGGCAGAGAAGGTGTCGCCGATCCCTGGCCCCTGGGGCTTGGGGCTGCCTTCTGCTCCCTTGTGGCAGGTCAGGGGGGCGGCAATGTGGCCATCCCCGCAGGGCTTGCCCGGGCGCCCGCCGGCGGGGGCGGCCGGCCCTAGGGGGGACGCACCAAAAAGGCCCATTTGGCCCGGTGCTGCTTGCTGCTTCGCTCTGGCATCAAGGCGTGCAAGCCGCTGTTCCAGTTCCAAAAGGCCTTGCGGCACAGCGTTATTGCCAGTTGCTCATTCTGCCGGGTTGGGGCTGACGCCACACCACTCGGAGGGCCTGCAGGTGGTGCTCAAATCTGCAGGGCCTGCAGGCGGACCTCAGCCTCGCCGGTCTCGCCGGTTGAGGTGCTCCTCGATCACCAGAGCCAGCCGCTCCGATAGCTCGTCCAGCTCCGGCAGGCTCGCGGCCAGCTGGACCAGCAGCGACCCAAAGCGGTCAAAGGCCTCCTGATCGTCGAAAGCGATCGTGATCTGCAGGCCTGACTTTGCCGCCGGCTCCTCGGGAGGGAGGGGCTCCACCTCATCAGCCTGCAGCAGGGCCGAGAACTCGTCTTCGGTGAACCAGGGGCTGATGTCGAGCATCTGGTCGGACTCCATCAGCTCGGCCAGCATCCGCCCGGAAAACTCCGAAGTGTCGCTGCTGCGGTTGTCCGCCAGGGCAAGGCCTGTTTTTGCGGTTGGGCTCAGATCGGTCCGCTGCACCGCCACCAGGGTGTTGCCGTCAGTCGGAATCACAAGCACCCGGTTGATGCCGTGGATGGCCGCGGCCTCCACCGTGCCGTTGCCACAAAGCACCACCCCGTTCTCATCGACCACGATCGAGCGGGCTGCACCGAAATCGGAGATTGACCGGGACAGCATCCCGTGGGAGCGCTCCGTGCGCCGCCGGGCGTTCTTTGGGTCTGGCGTCAGCTCGGCCAGGGTGACAACTCGCGCTCTGGGACTGGTTTCTGCGTCCTCCACCGGCCTAGCAATGGGAGCCAGCTGACCAGCGGCGGCAGGGCGTTTGGCGGCCATTTTGAAAAGCTTCTCTGTGTAATCTGTTAACCAGTTTACCCAGTTGGGTCCAGGCGCAGACTGGTGTTTGACGCCGTACAAGGAAGGATCCTTATTGGCCGATGCGACGAGTACCGTTTGGTTTTAGCTACAGCAACGGACGGATACAGCGCTGCGAATCCAACTGGCGCCATGCAAGGCTGTTGGTTGAATTGGCAATTCAGTCCGAACTCACGTATTCAGCAATTACAAGGGCTTTGCCGATTGCATTTCCTTGGATACCGACACGAAAAGGGTTTAGCAGATGGATTACGAACCCAACCCTTCGTGGTGGCAACGGGCATCGAGTGCATCGTTCCCTTCAATGGGCCACGGTTGAATGGGGCCATGGCCCGTGCTTGATCTCGCAATCAGAATGGCGCATCCTCAAGCGGTTGCTTTACATCCGCGGACATCAGCCACGCCGAGATGAATGCCGCCTTTTCTCTCGGCTGATTGTGTGCAGCGGCTGCTCAAGCCAGTTCCGCTGGGACAGCCGGGCGCGCAACTACAAATGCAGCCGCGTCGGCTGCCCGTGCCATGGGGCCCAGCTGGAAGAGGAGTCGTTGCGCACGGCAACGATCGCAGCGCTGACCCGTCGAGCGGCCCCTCGCATGGCACAGCTGGCCAAGGAATGGGCTGTGCAGCAAACCGACAGCGACTGCTACAAGTTGCAGGTGTGCCGAGATCAGCTAGCCCGGCTAGAGGCCCTGCAAACCGAGGGGGTTGTTGCCCTGGGGGTGGCGATCTGCCAACTGCGTGATCAGATTGTTGCCTTGACGCCCAGTGCCTCCAGCGATGCGTCGACGGTTTACGACTGCCTGCTTCGGGATCCGGCCACTTTGGAAGCTTGCAGCGACGATGCCCTACGCAAGATTCTGCTGGAATTCTCCGTCGAAATCCATTATGTGGGCGAAGGGTTCCGCGTCAGCATCGGGCTCCTCGATTAATTGGCGGTGCAGCTGCTGCTGAGATGCCAGGAACAATGCCTGCCCTGCCGTCAGGATCGGTGGGATGATGGGTTCGGGCCGTTTGTAGGGCATCCAATTCAGTAGATCCACTCAGCCGCCGGCCGCCGGCCACCGCCGGGTGCAAATCCACCACCGTTGCGGGTGTCGAAGTGGAGAAAGCCCCGATCTCGGCCATCGCCCAGGCCGCCAGTCCAGCGAACGCAAGCCCATTGGAAGAATTCCTCCAAGCTGCGGCCGATGGGGTAGATGTCAAATGCGTTGCCGGGGATGTGGTGACTGTTCCGAACCCCTCCAACTTGAGCGTTGATCGGCTCAGGTCGGTAGAAACTGGTCACGCCCAGCGGTGTCCCCCAGGCAAGCCTGAGGGGCTCAAAGCCTTTGCGTGCAGTGTGGATGATGCGGGGGATGTCCCCGCTGGAAGGTGATGGCCGCCGACGGGGATCAAACTGCAGCACCTCCCCAACGCTGAGATGATTGGAAACCGCTGCGCCCATGTCGCGCCAATCAATCAGGCCTCTCACGATGGGGCTGGTGGGAGGCTCTGAGAACCCTCTCCAGTGGGGCTGCCAGATCACCCAGGTGCCGCCGCCTTCGGCAAGATCCACCTCCACATGGGCCGTGCGGGGGATTTCCCGTACGGCCACCAAACCGTGAATGGCTCCTGCCTTCACTGGCTTCCTTTGGTCTGAGCTGAGGTCACTCGCTGGGACTGGCTTCTGCTTGAGCCAGGAATCCTGTAAAGCAGTGATGGTGAGGATGGTTTTGACCGCTTCAGGCTTCTTGTCGGCAATTCGTCCAGTCATCGTGATGCCAAGGCTGTCCATCCATTCTGCCGATTACTGCAAAGCGAATCGCTCGACAACGATGGTGTCGCCTACATGGTTGAACTCTTCCACAAAAACGATGGCATCGAGGCTGTCTCGGTAAACAATCGCAGTGGGTTTGAACACCCTGGCAGGGTCGTCGTAATGAAAGGTGCGGCGGCACCAACCATCAGCCGTGAAACGGGGGACAGCTGTAGCGATCAGTGCTTTATCACGGCACCATTGATTTTCAGTACAAGGCCTTTCCAAGCGGAGCAACAAGGTTCCCACTGGGAATCGCAGCGTGACAGATTTTGCAGGGGTTTCTCGGTTTGGGTTGATGATGAGGCCCCCTGTTGGTAAGGTTAACTTTCTGTGATTTGATCCTGTTGCATTGGGGTTGTCAGACAATTTAACTGTATAGAGTATAAAAGGCAAACATTCTCCTGGTAAGTCGACGGCAACAGAGCGAATGTTATAGGCTTCTTCTGCCAACACATCTTTAACACTGGCTTTTGCTGGCTTACAGAATGTCCCAGGCGGCAGAAATTTGCGTGGCTGACCAGTCTGCAGCTCCACAATCGCACTGGAATCCAGGGTTCTGCCCCACAGAGAGAGCCAAAAGCCTTGCGTTTCAATAGCCATCAGCATTGCATCATCAGGTTTTCAACAGATTGCTTTATGGCGATCTCACGCATTGCTGCTTTTGATGCGGTTCGAACGACAATAAATGATGCCAGTTTCGGCAGCCATATCTTCTCGCCATTGCGAGTCAACATCTTGTCAGTTAGGCAGATCAGCGCCCAACCGCTGACTTGAGCTGTAAGGCTTTTGATGGCGTCGCGCTCAATGCCTGGCCCAGTCGAATGGCCGCCAACGACAAAAGTGCCGCCTTGAACCTCCACAACTACACACGCTTGAGGCCAAGCAAAATCAGCCTTGAACGGAACCCGTCTGGTAACAAGGCCCAGTTGTTTTTTTTCTTCGGCCCATGCCCGCCAGCCAGGAATCACATATTCACGTTCAAAAGGCAAATGAGGGTAATCGCGCAGCCATTTAGCGCTAAAAATATTCTCCAAGCGACTTCGTTTCTTGGTTGATACATTTGCTGATAAGTTTGTTTTGGGCCTTTTGCCTGTGCTCATCCCAACAACCCATCGAGCATGTCCGCGACCTGGGAGCTGCCACCGTGGCGTTCGCGTAGTTCCTTGGCCAGCTCTGCGGCAACTGCAGCGCTCATTTGTCTGCAGACAGCACAATACCCATCAGTCTTTAAGGCTATGGCTTCACAAATGCCACTGCCCTTACACGCAGCGGCCGCCAATCGGTTGGCTAAAGAGAGTGGCGCTTGCGGCAACTCACGAGTTGTTTGCTCGGTTATTTGTGGTTCAAGCGGTTCAATTGGATCAAAAACATTAAGCTCCCCCTGTGATGGCATCAAATAGACAAAATCATAATTTCCAAAAGAGGGTGGCATGCCTGGATAGGGCTGCCATCGCTGGAGTTGCTTTTGCAATACCATCTGTTCTAAAACAAGGCACAACATGTCTTTACCATCGCCGTCTGTTAATCGCTCCGCATAGGAAGCCAGCTCTGTCCTGAGCTGCGCTTCAGTAATGACAAAGTGTCTAAGCAGGATCTCACCAATCTTGGTTTTGATCCATCTGACTTGATTGTCTTGATTTACTTTTTTGCACAACAAGGGGAACACTTGTTCCTCTGTGGCATGGCCTTGTGTTGCATGATTCATGCGAGTGACCCTCCAGGCCGCTTAGCGCTAGTGAGATATTGTTCAATTTGGCGTCCCACGCTGGGTTTTGCCTCATCTTGATGGACAATTGACAGGCGATCTTTAAAATCTTCTAGCAAATGCACAGATGTTGCACATAGGACCAGTGTCCTATAGGTTACTTTTGTGGCTGGGTTGGGCCAGTGCATAGATTTCATAGAGCCTGTAATGGCCACCAACGATTCCTTTTTGATGTTTGCCATCAGTTTTTGGTGCCTCTTGACGGAAACCTTGAACCAGATTGGCCTTGGATCTTGATTGTCGAAGGAAGCAAGCTCCATTCTCGTAATATCTCCGTCCATTTCCGGTTCGCGAGTGACCTTGCCAATGACTTGAATTGTGTTCATGGGAGAAGATGAAATAGGAATCAGGCTTTGTTGACCAAATCGTGAGCAGATCGGTCGTGCTCGATGGCCTTATCAGGGTCAGAGGTGCGCCAATCAGGCCACGTGCGGCCTTCGTTCTTGATTTGCTTGGCGACCAGGGCTTCCACGATCTGCTCGGGACTGGCGCCAGTTCTATTGGCCCCGTCAAAACCCAAGATGATTACGTCGATCCATTCGGAAAGGGGACCATCCTCGGCTTCGATCTCAACCAGCTCTTTGCGGATATGGTCGCAGATCCCATTGACTCGACGGTCGGGCCCAAATGTCTGAAGGCTGAAGATGCGGTTCCGGGTCAGAAAAGCCAGCAAGTCAAAACCTTCCGTGGGGTCAAAAAGAAAGCTGGCGTCAAGTTCAACAGCCGGAAGATTAAGCTGATTAGCGCCGAGTAGCTCAAGCGTCCGACGTGCGCTTGGTTTCCAATCGGGAAGATAAGCGACGATATTGCATCCAGCCATTGCGCGCAGACTGTCTGCAGCAAGGCTCTCATCGTTCTCCATGTCATCGTGCTCGATTTCGGTTGCGCTAACTACTACGTAGCCCTTGGACCGCAGTGCTGCCGCATAGGCGGCGAAAGCGGGGCGGTTGAGATCTGGTAATCCCAGCATGGGGCCGGTCAAGAAAACAAGTTTTCGTTCGTTCATGGCGGGAGGATGAGTTTTTGGATTAGTTGTAAGTTTGCTTCAGGAATTTTTAGATTTAGTCAAAGCTGCTTTTAGCTTACTGTTCTCCTTCTTGACATTTTCAATGGCTTCTTGAAGTTCTTCTATGCGAACCTGCACTTTCTTGTACGGCATGAGGCTTACGATGTGGGCCTGGGCCCAGGCAAGGCAAGCTATGGGCAGGGTTTCCAGGCTCAAGCTTTTTTCTTGCAACAGAAGCATGGCTTCTGTGTGTTCCAACAAAGTCGCCGTTTCATCTTCATCCCAAGTAAGGCTTCGGCATTTCGTGTCAATCTCGCTCCATTCGCCATACATACCGGACATGCCGGCTGACCATTCCTCAGGCCGGTGCAAGCGAACCAGCGTGCCATTGGCACACAGGCCTAAGGTGCCACATCGAGCAATCAAACTCAATGGCGCTAGATTGCTCTGTTTTGGGGGGATGAGATAACCGGCGTCCTCATGAAAGAAGACATCAGGCTCAGCTGTTCGGAAATTTCGTGACATGGTCCTTAGATGCTTTGGTTGGAGGATAAATCAGATGGACTGACAACTGGTTGCGTGCCATCGCTTGAAATGTCTCGCGCCATTGAGGATCATGGGTTGAGAAACTCAAACAACGCCATTGAGAATTGACTCGCCAGCGCAATAGCAAAAAGGATGGCTTGATGGCAAGGGTCATCATGCGGGCACATAGCCGGCCGTTGCTGTGGTTGGAATCGGTGCTTCCGCTTGCCCAGGCCCCGCCCCTACGGCAGCAGGTTTGGAAGTTGGGATGCGCTTTATGTTCGCTTCAGGCAATGGCGGTGGTTTTTCTCCCAGTCTGGTGGAGGAGCCCGAACTCGCACCCACAGTTCGTATTGATCGGCCGCGGCCATTTGCCTGGCCCTCTGGCTGGCGCAGATTGCCATCATCATCGGTGTCGCTTGGCATGATGCCTAAGACCGAAAGGAGTCCTAGTCGCCTTGCCGAAGTGTTAGCCACTGACCACACTTGCATAGGACTAAGTAATTTATTTTCCCTCGTCAAAAGTGGCACGTCTGAGTAAATAAAGCCACCGCCCTTATGTAACAAATAAGTTCTAATGACACTATAATCGGAAAGAACAACTTCTCGATGAAAATGCGCTAGCCCAAATTCTCCTGCTGTCCGTGCCAGCGAGGAAATTTCTCCTGGTGTCGCATAAGAATAATTTACATCTTTCCCCCCTCCTCCTCCTTCATTGTGCTCTTTGGTTTTGAAACTGGCCCGGGCTGATTTCTCAACCTCAGGGGCGCCGTGCTGCCACTGCGCCAAGGCCTCAAACAGCTGGATTAGCTGCTCAACTGAAGGCCTGTAACCCATCACCACGTCAACAGCCGCGGCCTGCTGTTGAGTTTGTAATGCTGCCTGATGAGAAGCGAGGTCAGCAGCAATCAGGTCTTGTTTTTCTTGTAGTCCTTTGAACCCTTCCTGGGCAGATAAGGCCCAGTCGCCTAATTTTGCGAGCCTTTTTTCAAGAACTTGTAAGCGAAGGTTTTCCGGTTGATGAGCCGGTTTTTCATCCGTGAGCGTGGGCTCGGTGCCCTGTTGGGGAACATCCACAAATCAGTATGGTGGGCTGGACAGCCAAAGGATAGCACCCATCCAAGATCCTGTATGCCGATGCCCATTGCTTTGCCCGTGACGGTTCCAGCGCTGATTTTTGCGGTTACAGGTTCGGATCTGACATGTGAGACCAGCTCGGCAGAAGCTGCCGACAAGGTTTGGCGGGCTCGCTCGCAATGGTTGTTGCTCTGGCCTGTGGACCGGCTGGTGTTGCGCTGGCGGTGCCCGGAGAGCAATGAGCAGGTGGAGCTGGCGTACGAACGTGGGAGCAGTGGGACCGCCGCGGCCCCGTCAGCCCTGCCCCTGGGTTGATGCCTGGGATCCCTCAATTGCGGGTGCAGCGGTTGCTGAGGCATCGCTGAGCTGCGGCCGATTGCGGCTGGCCAGGCGGACCAGGGCGATGGCTACGGCGGCCTCCTCGTCGCGCACCTGATCCGCTGACCAGGCACCAAGGCCAAGGGCGACCTCGCGAATGCGGGCCAGTCGCTCAGGGTTTGATGTGGGGTAACAGGAGAGGAACTGGCTCCAGTCGTCGATCAGATCAAGTTTGCAGGCCTGAATGCCTTCACGAATTTTCTTGGCTACGGCTGCGCTAATGGATCGAGCTTCCTGATCGTTCACCACCGGTTCAACGATTTCCGGGGACAAGTTGCCTAGATAAACGCTGAAAAATTCTTCGGCGCCGTAGAGGCCCTGTTCGTCGGTGATCGTTACAGCGCTGTTGATATGCCGAGCTAGCACCTCTGATTTGGGTGCTGGCAGTTTGCCGGTCTGGACGGCCTCAATGTATTTGTTGAGCAGCCCGTAGCTGTCAAAAATCACCGGCGATACCTGCTTGAGCAGTTGGCGTTGCAGGTTGTTGATCTGGGAGGCAAAAATCCTGCGCACGGTGGCGACCCGTTCCCAGTCTTCTGATTCCTGATTCAGTTTGGGGATGGTGGTGTTGCTGCCAATGCCATCCCTCTTGGCGCGCCAGACGTGGCCATTGGCAACGGCGAGGTCATCCTTGTCATAAGGGCCCTGCCCCATGCCGGGGATGCCGTTCGCCTCCAGGGCGACAACGGCGGCTTCGGCCAGGTCGGCCATGGTGGCATAGCTCCAGCCCGAGCGCGCCATCCAACTGCGAGTCAACGCGGCGAAGGTCTCTTGCCCGCGCGCAAAGCGCTGCAGTTCTGGCGGGATGGCTTTGGGCAATGACCGTGTCCGCATGGAGAAGGGTGGCTCTTGCATTCTGCCCGATTCCCGCCCATCAGTTGTTCGGGACGCCAGCAAGCCCCTATCCTGTTTCGTGGATGGCCTATGTCTGCATCCACAAAGAAACCCCGGGGCCGAACCGGGGTTCTTTGCAGAACGTGTGCTTACAGCCGCTCCCCAGCGATCCGTAAGGCGTCGAGCCCAGTCAGGCCAGGCCCTCTTCCATCACATTCAACATCTGAATTCTATGCCATCACAGCCAGATCAGTCAACCCTTAAGCGTACTGATTTTGTCATTGTCCCTAAGCAGTTGCTGCGGAGTTGTAAAGACAGAAAAGGCACTTTGTTTGTTTACGCCTGGCTATGGGACTATGCGGGGACCAGAGACAATGCCTTCCCAGCGGTAGAAACTCAGGCTTTCGAGTGCCGCATGAAGGAAGAGGCGGTCCGGGAAGCGCGCCGGTGGCTTGAAGCGGAGGGCTGGATCGCCCGAGAGGATCGCCCGGGCTTCACCACCAATTTTCATGTGCGGACAGAGCCGGCTGCAACAGGCAGAACCTTAATGAACACTGGGGATACCCCGAAAAGGGGATCCCCCAAAAGGGGGACTCCCCCAAAAGGGGGATCCCCCAAAAGGGGGAGTACACCCCTCCCCCTTTCGGGGGAGTACACCCCTCCCCCGAAAGGGGGAGACGAACAAGAAGTACTTAACAAGAAGAAAGAAGAACAGCCTTTAGAACCCCCTGTATCCCCCACTGCGCTGCGCGCACCGGGGGACGAACCCGCCAGCGTGGTCGAGGTGACGGAGGTGATCAGCCTTGATCCGGTTGAACCGACCCAGCCGGATGCTCCCGGTGACCCGGCACCAGTGGCCGCGGCCACCAGTCCAAACACCGCCGAACCCGTTGACGCAGCTGCAGCGGCAAGCAAACCCAAAGCCCAACCGAAGGCCGCGGCCACCGCCAAAAGCCGTTCGGCGCAGGCCTGCCCCTTGCCGGGCGATGCCCCGGAGTTGGAGCCCGATCTGCTGGATCTGCTGGCGACCTGGTGGCAGCGCCGCTGCCGCGTCCATCCCCGGGCCGATCGGCTGCAGTTGGGAACCCGGACCTTGAACGCGATTCGCCTGGCGGTTGAGCACGGCGTGCTGGATGGCTACCTCGAACAGGCAGCCGAAGCCGGCTGGCAGTCCCTGGGCCACGAGGGACACCGCCGGGTGATTGCAGGCTTGGCGGAGGCAGCGACAACAAGCGATTTTCCGCTTGCCCTCGCTCATACAGAATTCAGGATGCTACGATCTGGCAAACCGAATTTTGACCCTTCCGACCTGCGCCAGCAGAAGCGGGATGCGATGAATCGGGCGATCAACCACGAGGTACGGAGGGCCCATGACGATCAGTTCCGATGACCTGTTTGACGTGCTGGAGAGCCTTTCGTTCCTCCAGCGCTTTGCCAAGAAGCTCACTGGCGATGATCACACGTTTGCATTTTTGACCTTTCCGCAGCAGGCGCGGCAAGAGCTGAACAAGGCTCATTTGATTTTTGCGGCACAACAGCTGTTGCTGGATCCTGAGCCCGTGCCAGACATGGCTTTGCACATGGCCTTGCTTCGGTATCTCTATCCCTGCCAGGGGATTTCCCCGTGTGTGGGTCGCGGGCTGCGGAGTGATCTGCCCCAGCGGCTGGCCGCTGCGGGGACTTTCACCCCTCTGCAGCCGGTGCCTGCGGAGCACCGGGCTTTTGCCCTGCCTCCTGCCCAGGCGATCCAGCCGCCACCGAAGACCAGGGCCGAGCGCATCGAGTCCCTGTTGGCCCTGGCCGCGGCTACTGGCGTGGTCAATCCGCTTGAGCCTGCAATGGCCGCGGCCCCCGAACCCCAGCTGGCTGAGGCGTGATGGAATCACCCACGACCATGGATGATCTGGTCGCTTCAGTGGCCACAGTTGACATCTCCGCAGTCTCCGTTGGCGAAGGAGTGGTTACGCGCTCTCGGCTTGAGAGGGGCGTTACGAACTGGGGCCAGCGAGCGGCTATGGGTGTTTTGGATGGTTACTGGACCCTGGAGCAGCTTGATCTATGCCATCAACCCGGCACCGGAGCCCAATGCTCGCGTTGTGCAGCCAATGCCTGGCGATCGCGCCAAGGGCTGCCCCCAATCGAGCATTGCAATTCCGCCCGCGAGTGGATTGCAGCGCACCCCGAGCAATGGGAAGCGCTGCTTCGAGCAAAGCTCCGCGATGAGATTGCGACACCCGATCTCCCCCCGGCAGTCGGTGAAGGTTTTGGTTAGCTCCGCTTCCATCATCCACGCCTGACAACCCGCAACTTTTTTCCCACATTCGACTTTTCCCATTATGGCCAGCTCTGATCAAATTGTTCGTGCTGCTTCTCCAAGCAATGGTAATAGGACTGAAGCCGATGCAGTCGCTGAAATTGCCCAATTAGCTTGCAGGCCGCTTGAGGTTGAGCCTGGAAAGATTTACTGGGCCCATACCGGCAACGGCTCTATGGATGTCCTTGATCTGACGGGAGATCGCAGCCGTTTTGATATCGGTTTGCCACCATTAAGGCCGTCAGGCACTTTCAGATTTCATCAATTAGATGGATTTATTGATTATATCTGTAGTCACATCCATCCTGGCCCACGGGCTGAACTATGGGCTGATTGCAACAAGCACACAATCACGGCCATATTGGATGGCCATTGCCGCAACATCCCTTTGGATGTTAAAGAGCAAGAACCTGGCTGGGGCGCTCATCGAGCGATTTTAGAATTCCAGATCACTGCAGCGTGGTCCGAATGGTTTGAATTCTGCAAGAAAAACCATCCTCAAGATGAATTCGCCGATTTCTTGGAAGACCACCTGTCTGACATTGTGAAACCAGACGCGGCAGACTTGTTGGAGATTGCCTCCAGTCTTTCTGTTGCTTCTGGAGTAAAATTCCAGCAGGCATTAAGGCTGGCTTCCGGTGAAGTAAGTTTTCAATATACCGAAGAGCACAACGCCAGTGCCGGCAGGCAGAACCAGCTGAAAATTCCCAAAAGCATCACCTTGGCCTTGGCGCCTTTCGAAGGATCGGATCCCTTCAAAGTCCCAGCACGATTTAGGTATTCATTGCGCGACCAAAGATTAACCCTGCGGCTGCTGCTGGATAGGCCGGATGAAATCTTGCGATCCTCAATTAACGATGCCATCAAGGTGATTGAAAAACAAACCGACCTAGTTGTCTACCACGGCATTCCGGCTGGTCCGCTGTGACAGATCAAGGCCTCATTTGCATTGCTCTTTTTGCCATTTTGCTTCAGTACATCAGCTTTTTCTTCCTCTTTCATAAAAGCTCAAAATGACTTACGAACCCCCAGGTTTACCAGCCACCGATGACGCCGCGGCCAACGGCGAGACCGCAAACTTGCAAGCCTTTTCGGCCTGGCTGTTTCTCCAGCGCCAGGGCGCCTTGCACGGCGAGCTCACCGTGGCCCTGGCCGAGCTCACCCAGGCGGTGATGGCCACCGACAAGGCCGGCAGCCTCACCCTCACCATCAAGGTCAAAAAGGCTGGCCGCGGCATTCAGATGCTTGTCGAAGACAAGGTGGTTCTTCGCAAGCCGACGGCTGAAGTGGATCCATCGTTCTTCTTCTTCGATGAAGAATCGGGGTCACTGAGCCGCAACGATCCTTTCCAGCCTGATCTGCCGTTGCAGTCCCTGCCGGCGCGGCGCACGATCCACGAGTTGAAAGAGGCCAGTGGCGTCCAGCTCACCAACTGAAGCCATGGGCGATGCTGCAGCCGAGGCGATTAACAGGCGCCTCGACGAGATTGCAGCGCAGCTGGACAGGCTTTTGGCCAGTTTCCAGCTGCATGCCAGGCCGACCAGCCCCAAAAGCCTTTGGCTGCCACTGCCCGCGGCCGCCGGGGTTTTGCAGTTCTCCAGTGCCAAAGCGCTGCGTGGGGCCATTGACCGGGGAACCATCCCTCCCAAGTTCGTCAGGGATACCAATGAGGACAGCACCAAGCGGCGGCGGCTGCTGGTGGATGTGGAGGGCTATGCCTCACATCTGCGCCACAAGTGATGCCATTGAGTCATTGTCGAAATAACGCTGGTACAGCGTGGTGTGGACCATCAAGGAATGGCCCAGGCTCTTGGCTGCCAGCGATGGGCTGATCTGCGGGTTGGAGATGGCCCGCACGGCCCAGGCATGGCGAAGGTCGTACGGCTGAAACGGCACTTGGAACCGGCGAAAGGCCACCGCCAGCTGCGCCCCCACGGTTCGGCTGTCCCTTTCGAAATTGATTGCCGGCAGCCGTTGCTCATCGAGGTTCCATCGCTCGATCCAGGCCTTCGGCAGCGGCAGGCTCTTTCGAGCACCAGTTTTTCCCGCCCTGATCACCGCCAGACCATTGCGTTCGACAGAGGCCATCAGCAGGGCCTCGTGGGGGCGGGTGCCATAGGTGGCGCAGATGCCGGCGACCCACTGCCAATTGGCGGGCATTGCATCGATCGCATCGATGATCACCTGGTCATCGGGCAAGCTGCGAGGCCGCGCCTTCGAGGGGCTGTAGCCCTTCCCGAGATCCCGCAGCTCTTGCACAGCCTCCATGCCCATTGCCAGGGCCTGCGCCACAGCCGTCGCTGCCAATGCCGCCTTGCGCCTTGCGCACCCACCAACAGGCTTGCTTGCCACCAGGGCTCGCAGAATGTTGAGCGTCACATCCTGCTGCTGCAGCAGTGGCCGCAGCGGCCCCCCGTAGGCAGTCGCCCAGCTCACCGCCGATTTCGGGCCACGCTGGCGCCGCTCATGCCACCAGATCTCGGTTCGCCGAATCGCTTCATGCCCGCTGATGCTTTCCCGGGCAGCACAGTTGCTTGATCCGGCACCAGCCTGGGCCCAGCGGTCAAAAGGGAACGGCTGAAGGCCGCGGCGATGCAGCTCGATGTCCTGGCCCAGCTGCTCAGCCAGCTCCCGGGCTTGGTCAATCCCAGCGGGATAGGGAAAGGCGGTAACGATCCGGCGTTGCTTCCAGGTGCCATCTGCCATTGGCAGGGTGGCCCGCAACCGCAGCCGGCCGCCTGACGGGGAAACCTCAATCGACACGCTGGCCCCAAGTGCACGGAGAGCCCGGTTGACGCGGGCGAGATACGGGTCCTTGGGTGGCATCGGCCGTGCCTAAAAGCGTGCCTACTTTGGCCCCTTATGGGCCTTTTCAGGCCTTTTTGTGCCTTCTGAAGGCCCGGCTGAATGGCCACAGCTGGATGAGATCCCCTGTCCTGACTATGGTTTTTGGGATGGGGGTCCCGAGGATCGAACTCGGCTAAGGCGAATTATGAGTTTGAGCAACAGCTAGGCCTGGCAACGGGTTTGGCCTGGCCGGTGCCTAGTTCGTGACTTGCTCGGTCCGCTTGAGCCTCAACCTCAATCAGATGGCCCATCGGGGTCTTGGTTTTCTAAATGAATGGGCTGCCGTTGCGTCCCTGGCAGGAAGATTCCCGGCTCAGTTGGGTCGGAGTCGGTAAAATGCTGTAGACCTGGCCGCCGTTAAAACCGGCGTCACCACCAGTAACGCCGCTAGGTCCGCCTTGATCCAGCCGCTAAACACAAGAGATTAAAATGTCCAAATCGAATGCCTTTGAAAACGCCTGGTTGCGGCAAGTGTTCCTAAATGAACCCATCGCCAATATCGGTGACGCGACCGGATTGCGGGGGTCAGTAACGGCGGGGCAGCTGTTCTTTTCATTGCACACGGCAGATCCCGGTGAGGTAGGCACGCAGGCCACCAATGAGGTGTCCTACACCGGCTATGCCCGCGTCGGCTGTGCGCGATCCAGCGCCGGGTTCACGGTGACGGACAACTCGGTGTCACCTGCAGCACATGTCGATTTTCCAAACTGTACGGTGGGCACTGGGAATGCCACGCATTTTGCGATTGGGGTTGCATCTTCAGGCGCGGCCTTGGTGCTCTACAAAGGAACGCTCACCCCGCCCATTGCCATAGCTCCTGGCGTTACTCCTCGCATACTTTCGACCAGCACAGTTACTGAGGAATGATGATTATTTCTATCTCGCAGCACATGCCTAGCCGAGTGCGAAATGTGCCTATCGGGGTGAGAAATGGCGACGTTGAGTGAACGCCTGCAACAATCAGACATGACCGGGCTGGATGCTGCGCAGGTTGTGGCCGCGTTAAACGCCCCGGACCCGTCCCTGCCCGCTGTTCGTGTGCCCTTCTCGTGTCCAGAGATTGCGGTACCGGCGGCGCTATCCGGCGAGCTTGCCACACTGAGGATCGTGGCGGCACGAGGGGAGATACCGGAGGATATGGCGCCAGGCGGCACGGCAATCAAATTATCGACTCAAGCGATTGCCGTCATATTGACCATGCTTGACGCTGTAGATCGAAACCAGAAGGTTTCCCCAGAGATGGATGATGGCCAAATTGCAGCGATGTTTGATAACGTCGAAGCGATGGGATTGCTTTCACCAGCAACGAAAACGGCAATCCTTTCCCAGACCTTCCGATCTCCGTCCTGGGCCGAGGCACACGGGGTGAAGGTAACACTGGAATCCGTCGGCTTGGCGCGGGCCGTTTTGCAATCCGTCACATTGCTGGGATGGGTCTACGCTGGTCCCGGACCGGGTGGTGGCGTGATGGAGCAAGCACGGATTCGGCTGCCAGACGGGACGGAATCTGCCCCGATATTTAAGCTGCCGATCGCCGAAAATGAAATGTTGCGTACCGCCGCACTAAATCAATGGCTAAGCAACAATGCAGACATTCTTTATTGATCCGGTCGGCGGGAACGACGCCCTCGACGGCCTGTCGTTTGCCAACCGCTGGAAGACCATCAACGGCGGGCCAACGGCGGCGCGGGTGGCACCGGGCGATGAAATCCGTTTCATCGAAAGCCCCGCCCCGACCCTGATCGGCAACTGCACCTGGCCCACCGGGGGTAGCGCGCGGTCAATCACGGTTCCGGCAGGCACCGTCAAGCTGATCGACGCGCTTGCGGTGAACACGGGCTGGGTCGCGGCGGCGAACGTGACACTCAATGCAACGTCCGGCACAAGGCTGATCGGCGCGGGTGCGGTCAATTTTGCGGTTGGTGCGGCCTTCACGATCGGCAAGCTGGCGCATAAGCCGCTGACGATGGACCTGAGCGCGTTTCGGCAGGTCAACGTGTGGTTCCGCACATCGGTTGCCTTCGCGGCGGGGACTGTGTTTCTGGACCTGTGTTCGGATGCGACCGGCGACGTGCCGATTGTCTCGGTTCCGTTCACGGACTCCGGCGGCGGGGCCGCATGGTTTGCGGGCCTGATCGCCCATACCGGCAGCATCGGCACGATCAATTCCATTGCCCTGCGCGCCACGGCAGACCCCGGCACTCCGACCATCACCATCAACAACCTTTGGGCATCCAAGGCCCCCGGCAGTGCCGATGAAATCACGCTGGCAACGATGGTCAGCAAGACCGCCTACACCACGGCCCCGCCGCTGCGCGGCACCGGCACCGGCGATGAGCCGCTGCTGGGGGTCATGGGTGTCACGTCGGACACAACCGTTGTCCTGAACCGCACCGGCATCCAAGACAACAGTGTTGAGAACAGTGGCCGGGGGCTTGACGTTGCGGCGGGGACGGTGGCCACCTATGCCCACCAGTGTTTCCCGTTTACCGAACCCCGCATCTGGTCGCCCAACGAGGCCGGGACCGCCGCAGATCAAACCGTCTGGACGGGCGGCTGGTCGGCAGCAGACATGGCGACGCGGACGGGCATGACGCGGTACATGCTGTCAACCCGCGCCTATTCGGCGGGGGGGTTTGGGTTCCACACGTTCCGGAACTTCATGATGAACACGTCGCTCGCCGGGAACACTTTACCCGGCAGTGACGGGTGCCGCGTGGAAAACAGCCTCCTTACCTCCTGCGGCTTTGCAGCCAACGGCTTCGCCCAAAGTGGACTGAGTGCTGCCGATGTCTGCTATTCGGCGGGCGGTGGCCCTTCGCTCGGCGGATTGAACCAGCCGAACGGCATCGTTATGGAAAACATCTACGCATACCTGACCGTGTTGAGTTATAACGGGGGCCGCAATTTTGGGCGGGGCCTCACCATCCGGAACGGCGGTGGGTACGGCCTTAACTTCAACGGCAACCCCGGAAACGAGTACATCTGTGCGGATGATGTGGTGACGCTGAACAACCAGTCGGGCGGAATATTCGCTGCGCAAGGGGTCAATGCGCTCCTTCGCAACGCGGACCTGAGAGAGGCGAGCGACATCTTCTTCGTCTCCAACGGCAATGACGGGCTGCTGTCGGTCGAAAGTCTGGGCAAGATCTCGGGCAATGACACGCTGCGGCACCCGTATGGCCGGATGACCCGGCAGACCGCAGTGGTGGACACGCAAGCGTCATCCTGGCGCGTCCAAGTCACAAGCAGCAACGCCGTGGCCCGTGGCCCGCTGCGCCTGCCTCTGGGGAAGTTCGAGGTCACGTGCGGGGTGACGACAACGATTGCCATGCGGATGCGGCGCGACAATACCGGGTTGTCGCTGGGCTTGGGCTACATGCCCACCGAGGGATTACCTGGGATCACGACCGAACGGCGGGCGTTGATGGCGGCGGCGGCGAACACATGGGAGACAGTGAGCCTTTCGCTGTCCCCCACGGGCAGCGGGACGCAGATCGTCAGCCTTGACATAGTCGCCTGGGGCGGCACCACCTACAACGGATACCTCGAAGCCATCACGGTGACCTGATGACGCTGGCAGCCCAGAAAGGCTACGGCGGGCGGGTTTTTGTTTCAACCCTGACCGGCACGCTGACAGCCCAGAAGGGGTTTGGCGGAAGGGTTGCGATCTGGTCGCCTGTGGTTTCGGGCGGTGGCGGGATCATCAGTGCTGCTGGTTCTTCAGCGGGCACTGCCACCGCTCTGGCACAGAGCGAGTCTTTCGCATCTGCGACCGGATCGTCAGCAGGTAGTGCCACAGCATCCGGGCAAGGCCAGGCCATCGCCGCCTCCACTGGATCGGCCGCGGGTTTTGCAGAGACAAGTGGTATTGGCGGATCGGTGGCATCCGCTCCAGGGTTGTCGGCAGGTGTCGCAACAACATCCGGGCAAGGCCAGGCCATTGCCGCTGCAACTGGATCGGCGTCCAGCACGGCAACGGTGCTCGGCGATGGCTCGGTTGCAGGCTCGGTGGCAGCCGGAGCTGGGGCTTCAAACGGCGCTGCAACCGTGTCCGGCCAGGGCCAGTCCAGCGCTGCCGCCACTGGGTCTTCGGCAAGTGTGGCAACTGCAAGTGGGCAGGGCGCGGCCATAGCCGCCGCCGCTGGATCGGCGGCAGGCGCGGCCACGGCGGCGGGCCAAAGCCCGTCGGGCGGTGGAATTGTTGCGGGTGCAGGATCGGTCGCCGGTTTGGCCACGGCGCAGGCCCAGGGCGCGCTGATTCTGGCTTTTGCCGGAGCGTCCTCTGGCGCGGCCACAGCATCGGGGCAGGGCGCGGCCATCGCCGCCGCCGCTGGATCGGCGGCAGGCGCGGCCACGGTGCAGGCCCAGGTGGCGCTGATTCTGTCCGTTGCCGGCGTTGCCTTTGGAGCGGCCACAGCATCGGGGCATGGCGCGTCGACCGCCAGTGCTGCGGGCACAGCGATGGGGGTGGCCACGGTGATTGGGTACGGGCCATCCATGATTTCCACCCGCTTTGCCTTTCCTGGCGATCGAGCAAATGGCGGTAAACTAGCTATATCACGCCGTGGCGGGCGCATTGTAATCTGAGGTTCCGATGGATACGTTTTACATAAAGGAGGGCAACACATCGCCCGCCATTCGATATGAGCTATACCCGCCAACGGTGGATCTGACGGGGGCAACAGTGCTGTTTCAAATGCGCGAGCTACTCTCGCGTGGTGGGGCTACGTTGATTAATGATTCTGCCGTGGTCGTGATCGAAAAGGATACGCCAACGGTGGAATATTCATGGCAAACAGGGAACTTAAGTGGCATTTATGAAGCCGAATTTGATGTGACCTATGCCGATGGCAGAACTGAAACCTTCCCAAACGATGAGTTTATTCTAATCAAAGTATCGAAAAAGATCCAATGAATATCTTATTCCCCTTTAAACGCAATTCCTTGAAAGGCGTTTGCGACCAGACTCCAACCAGCTACGGCATCTGACTGAAAGGATCTGCAAGCCAGTCCCCCCTGACTTTGTGTGCAACGTAACCAGCCCACAGAGGCGTGGGTTGCGCCAATCGCCAGGAATAACCCCACAAATGCTAAACACACGATCTGATAACGTTTCATCTAACCTTATCCTCTACATGTCGAAATCGTTCGTCTAGACTCGCCAATTCTTTATCATGGCGGTTCAATATTTCAAGAATTTTTCCTTCAAAGGCCCCTAAGCCTCTGGAGATGCTCCACAAAGCCTCAATTGCTGATTTCACCCCTGCCCCAAGCATTCCTACGCCCGTAAGTCCTACGGCAACCAGGGCAATTGTTTCGCCGACGCCCATTGCATGACTTGTGTTTGCTCAGGTTAAGCAAATCTGGGAATCATCACGACCAGTCAGCTGCCCGGGTTTGGATTGGGGCAATTCGCATGAAGGACCCGGCACCGGTGGTGTACGCGCCACCCGGGGCCGCCGAGAGCAGGTACTGGGGGGTAAAAGTGCCGGGAGTGCTGATGGCGACAGTCCCTCGGATCAAGCCGTGGTGGCTGGCGCTGGCGCTGCTGAGGGATCCGGAAATCACCGCAGGGGTGGCAGTCTGCAGCCAGGTCGTGAAGGCCGGGCTAAGAGCCGCAGGCGGGAAGGTACCGCCATCTTGTGATCGATAAACCAGCTGGTACGCAATGCTGCTCAGCAGGGCCGTGCCACCAAAGCCGATTGCCACAGTGTGTGCCGTGGTGCCTGCCGTCTTCAGCAGGCTGAACAGGATCTCAAATTCGTAGGTGCCAACGGCCAACGTGACACCTGCTCCCAGTAGATTCTGGGCAGTGTTGGTATTGGCCCCAGCAAGCGCTGTATTCAGGCGATACCAAAATGGGTATCCATTGCTATTGAGTATTCCTTTGACTAACCATTCTGTGTCGGTGCTGTTTCGTTGCATCATTAGGCCTGATCCCATATCAGGCCAAGTCATGAATGGATAAGTAATAGCAGGTGGTAAACTGCCAGAGTTTTGCGTTACTAGCGCCTCCAACGCCAATTGAACATCCTCCCGAAGGGCCAAAGCGGAGGAGTTGCTAATTTCGAAATCGTGTTGGGCCATGTCAATGCTGAAACTTGATCAGGTTAAGTGATTTGGCAAGTGGTATGCAATAGCCTCTCTTTGTTATTCAGCTTATTCCTACTGGCCAAATCCAGCCAGTCGATGACAGCACAACTTGCAATGCTGCTACCACCACCGGGTCAAATCCAGGGGAAACACTGGCGATTCCTCCCGGAGTCCCGATGGCAGGAGTGGTCGGATTGACGCCACCGATCGAAACGGTAAAGCCCGCCGGGGACACTGTTGACGGTGGGCCAAGCCCCTGGAGGGCGACAATGGTTCCGCCGACGCCGCCACTACTGGTCCATGGTCCACCTGAGATACTTTGAGCCGTGGTGAGTGTCATTAGACCGTGCGAAACAGAAACGCTGGATTTGAGGTTATTCCGTTAACAACTCCGCTGTTGGAGAACGCACCTATCTTGTATTCTTCCGTGCCATCACTAACGTTCGCATTATCCTGAATAGCCAAAAGATCACTAATTTTAATCGACCCAATACCAAAGTCGGCAGGCATGTCTGCCGCGTGTACGCTTGTGAGGCGAATGCTGTGGTAGACGGGATTGAAGTTTTGCCCCGCGCTTGGATTGGCCGCCGTCGTCCAACCGGGAAGCACAAATCCTTCATCGGGAAAGCCCAAAAAGGCGGTGGAGCTACCAAAGTTTACGGGGATGCAAAAATTGAGAACCGGCGCAGCGGTGGCAGGGCTAGCAGAGCTAATGCCTGCATTAAGACTCGACCCAAGAAAAAGTTCGCGTCGATTTCTGTGCAAAGACAGTATTCTTACTCTTCTATTTGTCGCATCTACGCTATAAATTCCGCTATGATAACCTAGCTCAAGATTGTAAAACGACTTAAACGTAGTGCCGGCCGGGTCTATTGTAAACGTCCTATAAGTGGTGCCTGTCCTAAACAGGAAAAAGCTTCTGCCGCCAGAGGTGTAACGTGTAACCGTAAAGTTAATTGTACTTTGTATAGCGAAAAGTTGATGAGCAAAATTTAGGGCAGTTGTATCAGTGTCGCCCCAGTCTACGTACTGCGTACCCGCGACTCCAGGGCCGCTAGGGATGTTCGTTGAGGTATTCCAGCCCGTACTGGTTCGGACGTGAATTGCCGTGGAACTAACAGTAAACCAATAATACGTTTTGCCGTATGCCTTGGCCGGGTCATAGATGATCTCCAGCACCCGATGCTCTCTGCCGCCGGACGCAAAGGCGGCAAACCAAGTCGTCATCAACCCGGCATCGGTGAATGCGCTTTGAAGGCGAGAGCAAACATCAGCAACCGCCCAGGGTGCAGTCGCTGCGTAAGTCTGCTCAACAACGGCCATGGCAATTAACTTTCCAACGGAACACTTGTTGTTACTATAGTGACTGGGGCCGTCCCCACGCTTTGTTTGATCAGTCTTATATGCACAAAGCCAGCGGAGTCCCCCAGCAGCGAAGGGATCCCACTTGGGATAAGCGTTTCCAAGGCAAAAGTAGTTACACCTTCTCCATAGGGCTTTTTGTCTTGTAGATTAATCATTGTCTGAATGTTGCCGCCTGGAGATGTTCGTGGATCCGATGCTCTCTGTTCGCTAGATCTGTAGAATCTAATCCACGATGGCTCAGAGATCTGAACAGCCTTAAGCATCGAAAGCTTGCCCAGTTCCATTGCAAAATCTGCAGCTTCGTTCTGAGCCAGCGCCGCTGTTGTGTACGTGGTTTGTGCTGCATTGCTGTTAAGGCTTGCGGCTACAGCAACTTGAACAGCAAGTGAAGTAACCACAACGTCTTGGTTTATATCAGCAACCGAGAGCAACGCTCGAAACCGAACCGATCGAGCTCGGACAATGCTGCGCGTCAAAGGCTTCCAGCCTGACCAACTGCCTGCCAGGCCGGAATTTAGGGCATCGTTTGAATCTTGATATTCCAACTGGACAATGCCGCTTTCTGCAGTTGCATTGTCAATGCTCAAAATTTCATCAACTGGGCCCAGGAATGAATCCCAAGACGTGGCAACCAATCTGGAGCGAGATCGGATTATGCGGCTCAGCTGCAAATCTTTCACAGCGCCAGCATCAAAATCATTTGCAAAGTAATAAGTTGCCCTTTTGCTGTCAAACCCGTAGTCGTCAATCGGGCCTGGCAACCCATCAAAGTTGCCATCTTGCGCCAAATCATCCCATGTATTTGTGTCTATCCTTGGTGCGCCATACTCATCAATTGGCCCTGGCAACGCATCAAAATCACCATCCAACGCCAGGTCGTCCCAGTATTCATCGTTTAATCGAAGGGCCTGAATCGAGGCATCGAAGGCACAATTTCTTTTGACACCAGTGAATCCTGTTGCTGCTTCATCAATGGTGGCAATTACCTCTACCGCAGATTCCGGGACATGGAATACAACTGGGGTCGTTAATGAAACAGCACCGCTGCCATTTTGGTGGCGAAATAGGTAGGTCCCCGTCAACGCCGGCAGCAGCATCTGACCTTCGGCGTTGGGAGTCTCCCCTCTGACCAGAGGGTTGCTGGTTGACCAAGTGGCGCCTGATATGTCCGGCGAATGCCGAATTGCCACGCTCAGCGAATCGTTGTCGACCTGGGCCCAGCTGGCCTGCACCACCCATTTGCCTAGCGCCACCACGGCCGCATCCATCACCCGCTCGACGCTGCCATCAATGCCGATGACGCCGGTAGCCGATCGATCTACCTCTTGGGTGGGGGGCACAAAGGGATCGGAGCGGTTGCCAAAGGCATCGATCGCCACCACCTGGATCTCGTATCTCCCATCGGCCACCCCTGGGAGCACGATCGATGGCGTGGAGGTTGTGTAGGTCTGCCAGTTGCTGCTCATACGGTGCGCACCGCCACCTCATACTCGACTGCCCCAGGGATGGCCTCCCAGGAGAGGTGCATATCGGTTTGCCGTGTGGCTGGATTCACCACGGCGATGGCTGTTGCGCTGGAGGGTGCCGCCGGTGGCTTGATTTCAAGGGGGGCAAACACTTGCAGATCTAATGGAATATCACGCTCGATGTAGTCATATTTGGTTGGATTATGGCGCAATGCAGAAACCATATATTTAGTCCGACTGCTTTCGGTAATGCCAATAGCCGTCCATAGGCTTGTGCGCATGGCGTTGTTGTCAATTGACCAAGTGCCACCAATCAATGGCGCTGCCGAAAATGGCAGGGCTGGTGTAACAACCACACCGCTGATAGAACCAATGAATCGTGTCTCCAGATTTCCATCCACCAGCTTGGCGGTGATCGTTGCATCTGCCTGGGTTGGCAGATCAGTCTGGGTTGCATCATCAACAGTGAGGCTGGTTGTTGTGCCTGCAATGGTTTTGCCAGCTCGCCTTACGCCGCTTTTGAGACGATCAGCTGCTCTGAACCGCAGGCCCGGCCGAAGTTCCACCCCCAGAGCCACGGTGCCCTCAAACATCACAACTTCTGATTCGTATTGTTCGGTGTAAAGCAGCCATTCCCCTGCGCGATGGGCTTGCCCAGGTGATGTGCAGGCAAAAGCGTCGATATTGGCGACCGTTGCCCCATATAACTGAATTGCCTTTTTATCTTGTACCGTTACAAAATCATAGTCTTGTTTCTCGTTGTTGAAATACCGCACAACGGCGACGGTATGGCGCTCCCGCAGGCTAGAGCCGACATAGCGAAAGCCTTCTGGCGATATGTCTGCATTTGATACGGTGACGATTGCATCGCCAGGGGCATCTTGCGTAACAGTTACCGAGCCTTTGCCCCAATGGGGCATGCCTCGAAAGACACTGGCCATCTGATTGATCATTTTGTATGCGTCTTCGCTGCTCTGGATGTTGATTGAACAGGCAAAACGCGGCTCAAAACCGCCCCTGCCATCAGACACAAGTTCTGCGCAGTATTTAGATATCGAATACAGAGCAAACTTATCGACGGTTTCAGGCGGGCAGCGATGGCCGAATCCATAGCGTGGATGGGTGACCTGGTCGAAAAAATGCCAGGCAGGATCGGTCGTCCATTGAGCTTCGGCAAAGTTGCCCGTCCAAATGCCGGAGTAAATCAACCGGCCGGTGGTTTGCTCGACGGTTGCATTGTCAGGAATCGGAATTTTGACACCTAACCGGTCTACGGATACTTGCGGCCAGGAACTGAAATACTTGGCGTCAAGTTGCAACGCCAACAACGCTGAATATGGGTATCTAAGCTTTGCATAGATTAATTCTGTATAGTCACTCCAAACCATTGTGTCATTGACTTTGGAGTTGTTTGAATCTGGGGTGATTCGCACCATTCGCACGCTTACGGGGAAGGGGCCATAGATCTCGACTTCATGGCTGCGTTGAAACAGATCGCCAGAACGGCCTTTCACAGATGTGTCAACCACGGTTTTGAAACTGCCACCGGCGGTTGCCACTTGGATCTGATATTTGACCTCCACCGCAATGACATCGCCCTCCTGCGGTGACTTGACGCCACCTTTCAAGATGCTGGAAGTCAGCGATTTTGATACCTTATTCTTGGGATCGTAATACTGCTGTAGGGCTTGCCAGCTAAGTGTGATTCTGAGTGCATTGACAGCAGAATCTGTAATCGTGCGTGTCAGCGGCGTCGCTGCTGTTACCGGCAGCCCAACCCCTCGCTGGGATTCGGTTGCATTGAAACCTTTGAT